TAGCATACAGACCTTGGAGAGGGTCTATAAACACTACTACTTTATAATACGAGGAGAGTGATATATGTATGTTACTATTTGAGAATTGTAGCTTTTATTATGGTGAAGATGCCAAAAGCGATCGTCCATTTATTATTGGAGTGAAAGATAGAGAACACTCAGATAATAATACGGAAAGATGGGATATGGTATCTTTAAATGAAAATGAAGCAAAAATGGTATATGAATTACTTAAACAGCATTTTAAAGATTGAGTCAGTAATGACTCTTTCTTTTTTTATTATCCGTACGTAGGTGACGGAGAAATGATGTATTTTATTAACGTAACGAAAGGAGGAGATAAATATGATTATCGTATTTACTATTGGTGTTTTTGTCGGATGTATAATCACACGATTGCTATTTAATATGACGAGTGGTCATGGCGAATTCATAATAACGCCGTACGACGAAGACAACACTGGCTTTTATACTGTGAATGTCAGAGTAGATACCAACGACAATTTATTGAAGAAACGTCGGGTTGTATTATCTATTAAGAAAAATAATTCGCAGAAATAACAACGTCTTTAATGAGAAAGGAGTGATTTTTATATGAACAAAATCGTTAAAAAATGTATCGTTGGAGGCGTTATTTATGTAATGTGCGATATTTCATTTCATTTTGGCAAAGGTTATATGTTAGGAACTATGGCCAAATTAGATGTAACAGGATCACAAGGATTAAATGCGTTGTCTGATGATAAACGATGGAGGGCTAAGTTTATAAAAAAAGTTGCCGAAACTTTCGCAGATTAAAAGGATTGAGCCAGCAATGGCTCTTTCTTTTCGCAAGGATAACAGCTACTATTATGAGAAACATTTATTAATTTTAAAGGAGGAAATGTTACATGGCAAGAGAAGAATTAATTGAAGAACTGATGATGGTGGAAAAAGATATGAAACTTGCAAAGATGGCGGTTCTATATGGACGAGGCTATACCGCAAACGAAATATCATTAATACTTGGCATTCCGGAGTCAGGTGTGGAAAATTATATTAAGCTGTGCCAAAACGCACAACAGGAAGTAAAAAGATAGTGTTTCGGAAGATTGAGCCAGCAATGGCTCTTTCTTTTCGCATAGATTACAACTGCTTTAATGAGAAAAAGAACCGATAAAGGAGGTAATTTATATGTTTACAAAATGTTATAAAATACTGGGTATTTCAAAGGAGATGTATTCTCAATGGAAGAGTGAATTTGATGACCGAATTATCGTTTTTGAGCGACCGCAAAAAGACGATATCGAGGCAAGAATCTATCTCAACCCATTGGAAGCATTAATTATGAAAATCCGGATGAATATGAACAATAAGAAACAACCTTATTACAGACTGGCGTTGGTTCCAGACTAAAAGAATTGAGTCCTAACTAGGGCTCTTTCTTTTTCGCAGGAATAACAAGGTCTTTAGTGAGAAATATTTATTAATTTTTAAGGAGGAATAAAAACATGCAGGGAAATGTTATGTTGCAGGAAGAAATTGTAAATGAACTGGCAAAACTCGAAGGAATGAAAATGGGGTCAGACGAACATGCTAGTGCAGTTGACGATGTAACCAAGTTAATTGACAGGGCGGTCAAAATCGAGAATGCTGATGCCGAGCTTAAAGAGCAGGTAAAAGCAAGAAAGATTCAGAACGCAATAGCAATTGGAACGGGTGTTACGTCTGTGCTGTTAGCTATATGGGGTACTTGCACCACCATTAATTTTGAGAAAACAGGAAACTTTACGACTTTGGCAGGAAGATTCTTTGCTAACAAATTGTTTCCAAAGAAATAACGTAAATATGGATTAAAGTTGGGCGCTAAGAAAACTTAGCGTCTTTCTTTTTCGCAATGTTTACAAGTCCTTTAATGACTAAAATAAAGGAGGTATCGCTTATGAAAACAAAAGTGATTCAGGTAAGTAAAAATAGTACAAGATATGTAAATGTAACACTTTCGTTCAGTGTATTCGACAATGTAAAATCTGGTATGTATGAAATTTACTTTGAAGAATAAAAGCGTACGCCAAGTTTTAGAAATACTGGGGTTGGTGAAAAAACACATCGACTCCTTTGTTTTGTATTTGTCAAGACTTGAACTTATAAAAATGTGTGATAGAATAAACCTCACCAATACGGGAGGTGATAATGTGAAAAAGAAGAAAATTACGATAGTATATTTTGACGGAAAAAAGACGAGACGAGAAAAAAAGGTAATACGGACAAAGTAACATTAAGGGAAAGAGCTTTTGAGGGCTCTTTCTCTTGTTATAGTGGATAATTATATGAGATATCATTATACAAAACCAAAAGAATATTCAAATATGTACGGATGCGTTTATGAATGTAATCACCCGGTCTATAACCGGTGTACATTATATTTAATAGGAGATAAGGGGCTAGCTGTCATTCAACAACGGTATACCAAACAAACTAAGCATACTTATTGGACTGAGATAGACCCATTCCTAGTAGACATGTTATATTTGCATCCAAAATTTAAGAAGTTTTTTGACGAACGTGCTGGAGAATGTAAAGATGGGTTATATCCTACAGTATCAATACGTCAAATAATGTGGGCGCTAAAAATAAAACCCATACCGCGCCAGAGATGGGAAACATGCTTTGATAGGAGAAATATTTAATCTTGTTCTCTTATTCTAGCTTCGACCATACTAAGAAGATACATGTGAACGGCATTCTTTCTACTACGAATAGCGTCAGCAAGTGACATTTGATAATAGCTACTTGTCATAAGGTCTTCTTTTGTCCAGATATCGCCAATTGGTTCCATCTCTTCAATAAAAATATCTGCTTCTTGTTCTGTCATATTGTTACCTCCTTTTTATTAAGTTCAACACCATCGTAACACGTTTAACTAAGTTTGTCTATTGTGACTTTATTGTCATTATAGTATAATAAATATGATTTTATTAATCGAAAGGAGAAAAGTGATGAAAAAAAAGGTACTCGTTGCAATGATGGCTACTACATTGCTATTAGCTGGATGTTCCAGCAACACAACAAATTCAGAAGTAAAGGATGAGCCAACTAAAGTGGAGGCTCAGGAAGACAAAGACAAAGCTAGTGAGGTCGAGAGTGAGGAGCCTGCTAGCGAAACTGAGACTACGGACGATGTTAAGTTTGCAGATATGATTCCAGACCCTAAAGATATATTTGCTAATGGACAGATGTCTATAATCACGCCAGATGGTGGTGATTCATACAGTTTTCGTATCAACGGATTTACAGCGGATGAAGGTGAAAAATACATCGAAGAATGCAAAAATTTAGGATTCACTTATGAACAAATGGATACCACAAACAGCGATGGCGTGCGATCCATTCGATTCTTTACCGAAGATAAAAAATATTCGGTATATGTCTGTACAAACGTTGACAAAGGTTACGTCGATGTTGTTTGTGAAAAGAGTGACCAGGAGTTAATCGACCGTTTGTCAAAATAAAACTCATTTTCGCACATTTTACAACTCCTTTAATGAGAAAACATAAAGGAGGATGTTAATATGATACTTATAACAATATTATTTATTATAGCTGCAATAGTAATAGCAATCGTCGTTGCTGGTGTTGCTGCCTTGGGGGTAGCTGGCATCTTTGTATTTGGCGATGTTATAGTATGTGTGGTATTTTTAGTATTGCTTATAAAATGGCTTGTTAACAGAAAAAAATAAAGTTTTTTAAAAAAGGACTCGATGAGATTCATCGGGTCTTTTCTTTTTGCAAAGAAAGGAGATTTGAATGAACGCAAAAATGTTATTACAAAAGAATTCGTCAACAATTCTAACAGTAATCGGTATGGCTGGCGTTGTCATTACGGCAGTAGCTACCGCACATGCTACGGTAAGAGCGAGCGAATTGTTAGCTCAAAAAAGAGCTGAAAATGACGATGAATTAAGTACAAAAGACAAAGTAAAAACTCTTATTCCGGTTTATTTACCGCCAATTGTAATTGGTGTATCTACATTAGCTTGTATTGCTGGGTCAAATATGCTTACAAAAAGGTCGCAGGCTTCGTTAATGAGTGCATACGCTTTAGTCGACCAGTCTTATAAAGACTATCAGAGAAAGCTTAAAGAACTGTATGGTAAAGAAGCTCATGAAAAGATTATGGATGCCTTAAATGTTGAAAAAGCGGAAGAACAGTATATAAGCGGTTCATATATGTTTGATGAGTGTAATGCCTATGTTGACGAACGTATACCGAAGACGTTATTTTATGAGCCGTATTCTGACAGATTCTTCGAATCAACAATAGTAGATGTAATGCAGGCTGAATACCATCTTAACCGCAATTATGTTCTTAGCGCAGAAGCTTGTCTTAATGAATTTTACGATTTGCTCGGTCTTCGAACTACTGAATTTGGCTCATTAGCTGGTTGGGTCCCAGATGACGAAGGAAAATTCTGGATAGAATTTAATCATAGAGAAGCAACACTTCCGGACGGCACGGTATATTACATTATTGAAATGCCATTCGGTCCGTCAACGGAATATGATGCTGACTGGAATTATCCAAGGTGTTAATATATTAAAATTCGCTGTTTTTACAATGGCTATTATGAGAAAGGAGGCATAATGTAATGAAAGTCGACAAATGGGATATTGTGAAAGTTACCGGTTGGGTAGCCGCAGGAATCATTGGGATTGTTGTGAACTGGGCAAGCGATAAACAGACACAGGAAAGAGAAGATGAGGCTTTACAGGAGCGTTTGTCTACATTAAATGAAGAGTCCTAACCGGGGCTCTTTTATTTTTATATTTTTATTCAGGAGGATGATCATGAACAAAGAAAGTATTATTAAAGCATTCAACAAAACGAAGTACAAAATCGGAAAACATGCTCCGGAAATTCTCATTGGTATTGGAATTACGGAGATGGTAATGACTGTTGCTTTAGCAGTAAAGGCAACACCAAAGGCCGTAAAACTTATTGATGAAGCCCAGGCAAAAAAAAGAGAGGAAACTATCGAGTACAATTGTCAGCAAAATAAAGTTACAGATTGCGTTTCCGTCGAACTTACGCCGTTAGAAACAATTAAAGTAGCATGGAAACCGTATATTCCGGCTGCAATAACCGGTGCTGTAGCTGTAGCCTGTATCATTGGTTCTAACTCAATTAATTCAAAACGAAACGCAGCAATCGCGACTGCTTACAAGATATCAGAAGCAGCTTTAAACGATTATAAGGCAAAAGTTGTGGAGTCAATTGGCGAAAAGAAAGAGCAGCTTATTCAGGAAAAGGTTGTCCAGGATAAAATTGACAGTAATCCACCAACAAACACGACTGTCATTATGGCTGGAAATGGTGACCAGTTATTTTATGATGGGGTATCTGGACGATATTTTAATTCAACAATCGAAAAAGTAGACGCAGCAATTAATACAATTAACCGGACTATGACTTACGAGATGTATGTGTCATTGAGCGAGTTCTATGACGAACTTGGACTTGAACATACCGACGTGAGCGACGAATTAGGTTGGAATCTTGATAACGGCCTGGTTGAAGTTGAAAAAGGAGCCAAAATCACTGCCGATGGTAGAAGTTGCATTACTTTGGATTATTATGTTGCTCCGAGATATGATTTCTCGAAGCTCAATTAATTCGCAGGATTTACAAAGACTTTAATGAGTAAAAACAAAACATTTTATAGGAGGAAACAAAAATGAGTAAAGTAAATGAAACAGAAGAAACAGTAGTAGAAAACGTAGAAGGAGAAGTCGTTGAGACTGAGAACTTTAGCGAAAAGGCAAAAGCTGGATTGAAAAAATACGGCAAGAAACTTGTTGTTGCAGCAAGTTTGGTTGGCGTTGCTTTAATCGGTTATGCTATTGGAGCAAGAAAGTCGGGAGATTCTGACGACACCACCTACGAAATCGAAGATTCTTCGTCTTCAGACGAATCATAATGTTTGAAACGAAAAATGTAACGATTACTTAAAGAGGGAAACATCTATACAGGTGTTTCTCTTTTTTCTTTCTAAAGAAGGAGTTGATAACATGCAAAAATATGCGTATGACGGTCCGGTAATGGAATTTAACACTTGTATAGTGAATAGATGGCGCGGTGAAACGACAGCTCCATCTGAAGCAAGAGCAAGAAGTAATCTGTCATATCAATTCAAAAGAAAAAATAGCAGATTAGCAACTGCGAAAATAACATTATCTGGACAGGTCAAACTGGTTGCCAACTGAAAGGATTTGACATGGAAAACAATAAAAAAGACGTAAAAAAAGTAGTTAAAGGAAAAGTAAATGTTAAGAAGAAAAATGATTTAGCTAAGGTTAAGGACGTATTTATTGCGGAAGACGCTTCGAAAGTTAAATCTTATATTCTTTTTGATATTGTAATTCCGGAAGCCAAAAAGATTTTATCAGAGATTGTAAATACCAGTCTCGACATGATTTTATATGGTGAACGCAGAGAAAATCGTAGGAAGAGTGGTGGTACAAATTCGTCATACGTATCGTATCGTAATTATTCTGATGACAAATCAAGAATCGCATCGAGACATAATGATTATGATTTTGATGAATTGTTGTTTACTGATAAAGAAGATGCAGATGATGTATTAGATGCATTATGCGAGATTATCGGTACATATGGCTACGCAAGCGTGTCTGATTTGTATGATTTATGTGGTCGTACTTGTGATTATACGGCTGCTTCATATGGATGGCGGAATTTGAGTTCTGCTTCGGTGGTTCGAGTACCAGGTGGTGATTACAGATTAAAACTTCCAAAAGTACGAGTGATTGACCAGTAGGAGAGATTATGAGCGAAAACAATGATATTTTGAAAACTGAATATAGTGAAAAATTTGACGAGATTCGTAAGGGTCTTGTTACGCAGAGTTATTACAAATATGGAAAAGCATCCAGAAATTTTGTATCTGGTAATGTAGATGCGATAGGATGTATAAAGCTCTGCCTCAAAAAATTTGAAGAGACGAAGAATACAGAATATTTAGCTGATGTAGCTAATTACTGTATGTTTCGTTTCATGTTCCCACAAGATGGGGAATCATTTAGACACACGGATTCTTCGGAATCAGCAGGCATTGATGGAATGTCTGTAAAAGAAATAGAAGACTTTAGAAAAAATATGTAAGGAGAAATCAAAATGGATATTAAAAAAACATTGATGAAGACATCATTAAAACTGAAAAAACACAGCCCTGAAATTTTAATCGTTGCCGGCGTAATCGGTACAGTTGCAAGTACAGTTATGGCTTGTAAAGCAACTACCAAATTAGGCGAGATTATGGATAACGCAAAAGACGACATTGAAGCAGTACATGAAGCTGTTGAGCATCCGGAGGACTTACCGCAGAAATATACTGCTGAAGACGGAAAGAAAGATTTAACAATTGTTTATACACAGACAGCGCTTCGAGTTGTTAAGTTATATTTACCAGCAGTTGCACTTGGTGCATTATCACTTACTGCAATTATTAAATCTCATGACATTCTGAAGAAACGTAACGTAGCATTAGCAGCCGCTTATACAGCAGCAGACAAAGGATTTAAAGAGTATCGTAACCGGGTTGTAGAACGCTTCGGCAATGATGTAGACAAAGAACTTCGTTACAACGTTAAAGCGAAAGAATTTGAGCGTAAGGTTGTTAATGATGACGGAACAGAAGAGACAGTAGTTGAGACTGTAAATGTTGCCTCTATCGATGAAGTTAGCGATTTTGCTAAATATTTCAATAAAGACTGTGCTGGTTGGAGCGACAACGCAGAGAAAAACTTATTCTTCTTAAAACGTCAGCAGGATTTTGCTAACGAGTTATTGGAAGCAAATGGCTACTTATTCCTGAATGAGGTATATGACATGCTTGGTATTCCACGTTCAAAAGCAGGTCAGGCAGTAGGCTGGGTATACGACAAAAATGTGATTGCAAAAGTTGATTTCGGAATCTACACAATCAATAGAGAAGAGAACCAGCAGTTTGTGAACGGACTGGAAAAGAATGTACTACTTGATTTCAACGTTGATGGTAATATTCTTGATTTACTTTGACTTGATGGGTTGTCTGGAATAAGCTCAGGCAATCATAGACAAGATATATTTGACTTTCCTTGGCTTTATGACGACATTATCGATACATATGATTTGACAGATGTCTTAAATAGAGTCGAGGAATTTTAAGGAGGGATGGCATGTTAAAAAGAATTATTCAGGCAACAATAGTCACAGCTTTTTCGTTAGCTTTGATATACGCTTCGCCAAATCCAATAGGTAATACCGTTGATACAACAATTGTCGTCGATTGTAAAATCGAAGATAAGTTTGTAGCTCTGGATGAAGTTAGTATTGAACCGAAAGAAGACGTTATTGTTGCCGAACCATGCGAAGAACCAATCCAGCCATCATATTTTGTAGATGTGAACGACGGATATATCACTGAAGATTCATTGCGAAGTATTTGCACATTTGTTGGGGATATGTATGATATATCCCCGAATGTGTTGCAGGCTATTGCATGGTCCGAAAGTAATTACTATGTTTACGCTACTGGTAATTGTGGTGATAAAGGATTGTGTCAGATAGTATCAAAATGGCATGGCGATAGAATGGCTCGTCTTGGAGTTTATGATATTTATGACTCGTATGGTAATGTCCTTGTGTGCGCTGATATCTTAAATGATTTAAAACAGAGCACATACGGTACTGATATTCGTTATGTCATCATGGCATACAATATGGGTGAAAACAATGCAAGACGTTATTATGAGGCGGGTATCATTTCTAAATATGCACAGAACGTATTGGAAAAAATTAGTTCATTAGAAACAGATAATCAAATGTAAAACAGAAAGGATGTTGTATGAGTAGCGATAAGGAAGCATTAGATGATATATCAAATTATATGCTTAAAAGTAGAGAAACGTTATATAAGGTAATTATGAGAGAATTAGATTATGCAGAATCGACGCGAATATCACCATTCCATACTGATGAAATCGCACAGTGTGTTTATACAAAAACGGCACTTTATGAAATGCTTGAAATCGTGTGTTCTTCTGCACATGCATACGATGACATTAATGCATATAAGAAGAAAATGACCGATTTTGCATGTTCTAATAAATTTTCAAGTTACATGTTTTCTGTCGCAGCAGATACGGCAGAGTTGGTGTTAAATGATTATTTAAACGAAATGTATCTTTCAAACTCAGACGAAAAGTAAAGGAGAAAATAAAATGGGAACAATAAATAAAATTATAACTTTTCTTGCCGGTGTTACGATCGGTTCTATTGTGGCTGGAAGCATAGTGAAACACAGATATGAAGCACTTTTGTATGAAGAGCAGGATGAACCAGAAGAAATTGAAGAGACTGGTGATGATTGCGGTCATAAAGACGCAGTTGAACCGTCATATCAAAATTACAGAAAAATACTGCACGAGCAGGGTTATAAAAAAGGCGTAGATGAAGGAGGTGACGAAGTAATGGAACCAAGAGTTATTACTGGAGCAGAATATGATGATTTGGATGAGTATGAAGCAGTAACTTTGACGTTTTACGACGATGGTGTACTTACTGACGATAAAAATAATGTTATTACAGACCGTGAGCACACCGTTGGAGATGATTTCCAGAATCATTTTAACGAGGATGAATACGACCCGGATACTGTATATGTTGCAAACGATGAAAAAAGGATAAAATATGAGATTTGCATGGATTACTCCAATTTTGCAGACTTATATCGCTAAAGTGGAGGTATAGATGCTTATTCGAAAAGATGTTAGAACAAAAATAAGAAATGACTACTTTGAGTGGCTTTTTCGAATAACGTGTGAAAACAAATTCGCTAAGGATATATCATATCGCAAATTACTAGAGCTTTTGCATCGGACAGAGTTCGTGTGGATGATGAATGCCGATAAAGATAGAGCAGATGCTGGAATTAATTTGCGCTGGGAATTTGCATACGATACTAACCATAAAGATTCATTTAGTACAATTCGAGAAAGTTTGCGTGGACCGTGTTCTATGTTGGAGATGCTTGTAGCATTGGCAAGAAAATGCGAAGAAATCATGGATAATCCAGAAAATGGAGATAGAACAAAGCAGTGGTTTTGGAGCATGGTAACAAACCTTGGGCTTGGCGGAATGTCAGATGATAATTTTGATGATACATATGTCAATGATTGTCTAAGACGTTTTATGCATAGAACATATAAACCAGACGGAAAAGGCGGATTGTTTACAATTAAAAATTGTAGATTTGACCTTAGAACACGCACTATTTGGACTCAACTTTGCTGGTATTTAGATAGTATTTGAAAGGAGAACTTCAAATGTAATGGTCGATTTTATTAAAATTTCGACGCGCAGCAGAAAACAAGGGGTAACCGAGATATACCCTAAGTTTATAATCAACAATAAGAGCTCAGATTTAATGATTCGAGGCGGGGACTTCTATGCAATATGGGTGGAAGAACGAGGGCTTTGGTCGACTGATGAACAGGACGTAGTTAGAATTATTGATAGAGAGCTTAGTAAGTTCGCTGAAGAATACAAGAAAAAAAGCGTAGATCATATTGTTGTGTTATATATGTGGGATGCAGAATCTGGTTCTATTGATTCCTGGCATAAATATTGCCAGAAGCAGATGAGGGACAACTTTCATCCTCTTGACGAAAATCTTATATTTTCAAATACACCAACGAAAAAAGAAGATTATGCTAGTAAGAAATTAAGCTATCCGTTAGAAGATTGTAATATTTCTGCTTATGATCATTTGATATCTACGCTATATTCAGAAGAAGAGCGACATAAGATTGAGTGGGGCATCGGAGCGATTGTGGACGGTGCGTCGAAATATATACAAAAATTTATGGTGTTTTATGGTTCCGCAGGAACAGGAAAATCCACAATATTAAACATCATACAGGAATTATTTGAGGGTTACTATTCGGTATTCGATGCTAAGGCATTGGGTTCGTCTAGTAACTCTTTTGCTTTAGAAGCGTTTAAAACCAATCCACTTATTGCCATACAACACGATGGCGATTTGTCAAGGATTGAAGATAATACTCGACTTAATAGTTTAGTATCTCATGAGTTGATGACTGTAAATGAAAAATTCAAGTCTACATATTCCAATCGGTTTAATGCTTTCTTGCTAATGGGTACGAATAAACCAGTAAGGATTACTGATGGTAAATCTGGTCTTATTCGAAGACTTATTGACGTATCTCCTACTGGAAATAAATTATCTGGAAAAGATTACCGGGACACCATGGAGAAAATTAAATTTGAACTTGGTGGTATTGCTAAGCATTGTCTCGAAGTTTATCAGAAAAATCCAAATGTGTATGACGATTATGTTCCTACGTCAATGCTTGGGGCTTCGAATGATTTCTACAACTTTGTGATAGATTCCTGGCATGTATTTTCGAAAGAAGACGGAACCACACTAAAAGCAGCGTGGGAAATGTATAAAGTGTATTGCGATGATGCTAAAGTTCCATATCCATATTCTAAGCGAAACTTCAAAGAGGAACTGAAAAATTATTTCAGAGAATTTAATGAACGTTTTAACTTTGATGATGGCACAAGGGTACGAAGCTATTATAGCGGTTTCAGAAAAGACAAATTTGAAACTGAAGAAAAACCGATTGAGGAGGGCGATGATGACTCAAAAACAACAAACTGGCTTGTGGTTGACGACGGTCGAGAATCCATATTTGACAAAGATGAAGCAGACTGCCTTGCTCAATATGCAACCAGTAAAGAAACTCCGTCTGTCAAATGGAAAGAGTGTAGAACTCAACTTAGAGATATTGACACTTCCAGACTTCATTACGTCAAAGTGCCGGAGAACCATATAGTTATCGACTTTGATATTAAGGACGAGAATGGCGAAAAATCGTTTGAAAAAAATATTGCTGCCGCAAGTAAATGGCCTCCTACCTATGCCGAGGTAAGTAAAGGCGGTGCTGGAATACATCTACATTATATTTACAACGGTGACGTGTCCAAATTGAGTCGAGTTTATGACGAGAATATTGAAATAAAAGTATTTACGGGTAAGAGTTCGCTTAGGAGAAAACTTACAAAATGCAACGGTTTGAATATAGCAACAATTAGCTCAGGCTTACCGTTGAAGGAAGGAGATAATGTGATTAACTTTGAGAGCGTAAAGAACGAAAAAGCAATCCGAACGCTTATTAAGAAAAATTTGAATAAGGAGTATCATCCGGGAACAAAACCAAGTATTGACTTTATTAATAAGATACTGGAAGATGCATATGAGAGCGGTATAACCTATGATGTGTCAGACATGACCGACGCAGTAGTTGCATTCGCTGCAAATAGTTCTCACCAGGCTGATTACTGTTTGAACCTTGTTACTGATATGAAATTTAAGTCAGAGGAACCGGCAGTAACTACGGCATCTAGTCCAAACGACGATATTGTGTTCTACGATGTCGAAGTATTCCCAAACTTATTTCTTATCAATTGGAAGACGGCTGGATCAGGACAACCGGTTGTTCGAATGATAAATCCAACGCCATCTGATGTGGAGGAATTACTCAGATTCAAGTTGGTTGGTTTCAACTGTAGACGTTACGATAACCATATTTTACACGCTCGTTTAATGGGATATTCCAACGAAGAATTATTTCATCTGTCACAGCGGATTATTAACAACGAACGTGATGCTTTATTTTCTGTAGCTTATGGCTATTCGTATACAGATGTATATGATTTTGCATCAGCTGGAAACAAGAAAAGTTTGAAAAAGCTTGAGATTGAAATGTCAAACAAAGCGAATGACCCAAAATCCAAAATGGATGATTCTTTGCGAGCATTACTTAAGACTATAAAGCATCAGGAGCTTGGACTTCCATGGGACAAGCCTGTTCCAAAAGAACTTTGGACTAAGGTTGCTGAGTATTGTGACAACGACGTTCTTTCTACAGAAGCTGCATTCTATTATTTGGAAGCCGATTGGACCGCTAGACAGATTCTGGCTGACTTAGCTGATATGACGGTTAATGATTCGACAAACTCACTTACAGCCAAAATTATTTTTAATGGCAATAAGGAACCACAGAGCGAGTTTAATTATCGTGATTTATCGAAGCCTGTTATGGAGCTTGACGATGAAACAAAGGCATTTCTTGAAGAAGCTTGTCCCAAGATGATGAGTCAACGCCACGGCGAAGCGAAGAGTTTACTTCCATATTTTCCGGGTTATAAATTCGAATATGGAAAATCAACTTATCGAGGAGAAGTTGTTGGCGAAGGTGGATGGGCTGAAGGGAATCCTGGAATGTATATTAATGCAGCATTGCTTGATATTGTGTCGATGCATCCACATAGTGCAATAGCAGAAGTGCTGTTTGGTATTCGATACACAAAAGCATTTCGTGACATTGTTGAGGGTCGTGTAAGCATTAAGCATAAAGCTTGGGATGAAGTAAATCAGATGCTTGACGGTAAATTAACGCCATATATTCAGCGAGTTATCGATGGCGAAATGACAGCAAAAGCTTTAGCAAATGCTTTGAAGACAGCTATCAACTCAGTATACGGTTTGACTTCAGCATCATTTAAGAATCCGTTCAGGGATGTACGAAATGTAGACAATATCGTAGCAAAACGTGGAGCATTATTTATGCTTGACTTGCGTGAAGAAGTGCGTAAACGTGGATTTACGGTTGCACACATTAAAACGGATTCGATTAAAATTCCAAATGCAACACCGGAGATTATCAAATTTGTTATGGAATTCGGTGAAAAATACGGCTATACTTTTGAGCACGAAGCTACATACGACAGGATGTGTATTGTTAATGATGCAGTTTATATTGCAAAATACAAGGACGCAGATGACTGTAAAAAGATGTATGGTTATATTCCAGGTGATAATGAAGAACATGGTGGTGAATGGACGGCGACTGGTAAACAGTTTGCGGTCCCTTATTTATTTAAGACTTTATTTAGTAAGGAACCAATTGTATTTGAAGACATGTGCGAAACATTCTCGGTATCCAAAGGAAATTTATATTTGGATATGAATGAAAACATTCCGCAGTTAAGCCACGAAGAAACAAAAGAACTCGAGGTTTTGGATAAAGCATGGCATTCACAAGCGCCATTAGCATTAGAAAAAGCAGCAAAACGTTATGGATATTTGTTGGAAGAGCTTGGTGCACGATACAATGAATTATGCGAAAAAGAGGAAGCTACTCATGATTTACAGTTTGTAGGTCGTGTTGGACAGTTTACACCAATTAAAGCCGGATGTAATGGTGGAATTTTATATCGTGTTAGTGATGGTAAAAATTATTCAGCAACCGGTTCAACAGGATATCGTTGGCTTGAATCTGAGATGGTTAAAACACTTGGAAAAGAGGATTGTATAGATAGAACATTCTATACCAGTCTAATAGATGATGCTGTTGAGTCTATCTCACAATACTGCGACTTCGAACGCTTTGTTGCTGACGAGCCATTTCCAATGCCTGACGTATTACCGGATTTTATGAATATTCCTGAGGGTGTTGATGAAGAATTACCATTTAATTAATATATTTGTAAGAGAGGTGATGCTATAGAAATGTTAAGGCTTTTATATTTCTTGGGATTCAGAAAACGAATCGATTACCGGATTATCGGTGAGTATTGGGTCTCAGGTGACGATGTTCATTACACGAAAAAATACATTAAAAAATATTATATTAAAAAGGAGAAATAAATCATGACATTAGAATATGGGCCAAAAGGAATATTACAGATTGATAATGCAAGAATTGTTTTTAAGAATTTTACAGGAAAAGCTACCCCATACAATGCTGAAGGTCAGCGGAACTTCGGTGTGGTTATTCCGAATACAGATATGGCCGAAGATTTGCGAAGTCGTGGATGGAATGTAAAGGAACGTCCACCACGGGATAAAGAAGATGCACCACTGTATTATTTACCAGTTAAGGTAAAATTTAATGAATACGGACCTAAAATTTATCTTCGCTCTGGAGAAGCAGTAAACAAACTGAATGAAAAAACTTGTAAAAACATCGATAAGGTTGGAATTTTATATTGTGATATGGATATTCGTCCGTACGACTGGGTTAACATGGAGGGAACAGCAGATGAGAAACGTGGTCGTTCAGCATATTTAGTATCTATGGATGTCGTTCAGGCTCAGGATAGAATTGAAGCTCGTTATGCGGAAGAAGAAGCTCCGGATGATGATGAATACGAAGATGATGAGGAATAATTACAGGAGGACATAAAAATGAAGAAAAGGGAATTTATTAGATTAGCCATGATCGGTACGGTAGGATATGTTATTGGTCGTTACACAATGAAAGCGGAGATGCTGTTTGATATGTGTAAATTTGTCATTGATGATCTGAAAACTGACAAAGATTCAAACGACGAAGAAAAATAAGTACACTTTTGAGCTCTGGGTTAAAAACTTAGGGCTCTTTAATTTTATATTTTGAAAGGAGATATTAACGCATGGGAGATATGTTAGACTGGGCAAAAAGAGAGGTTGAGATTGCCTGCAAAAAGAAAATCCAAACAGAAAAGAAGGAGAATTTGATTATGGCTGTTCTTGTTATGAAAGCGCATTGAAGGCTTTTGAAAGCTTGTTAGAAGATGGACACTCTGGCTTTAGCATTAAAATGACACAGGCGATTTTAATACGATAGTTAAATGGGCAGCCACTAACACCAATTGAGGATGCCGAAGATATTTGGTATGTGTGTTCATTATCTGAAGACGAAAAAGGTGTTGACGTATATCAGTGTAAGCGAATGAGTTCGTTGTTTAAGTACATTTATTTTGATGGGACAGTTAAATACTATGATGTTGATAATTCGTATTGTGTTGATATCAACAATCCAAGCAACACGTATTCTTCCGGTTTAGTTAGAAAGCTTATTGATGAGATGTTTCCTATAAAAATGCCACACATGCCTGGAAAACCAATTGCTGTTTTTTGCGAAGACTTCTTGACAGATAAAAAGCATGGAGATTTTGATACCGTTGGAGTGTTCTATGCATTGAAAACAGAGAATGGCAAGCAGGATAAAATCGAAATCAATAGATTTTTCAGAGAACCAGAAGGTGACGAAGAGGGTGACTGGACTGAAATATCTAAAGAAGAATACGAAGAGCGTAAGATTAGAAAAAATTCAGGAGGAAAGTAAAATGAAAACCGAATCTTTTATGGGACACGACATTGGCTTATACGAGCATAATGACGAATGCGTATGGGTGCTCGAGGATATTTGCAATGCTTTGAAACTGGACTGTAATTTTCCTATAGACAAAGATGACATAGTTCTGATTGAGGATAATGGTACGATGGTACGATGCGTTACTGAATTAGGGCTTTATCAGCTGTTGCTCCGCAGTGACTGTAAGACGGCGCTTAAGTTTCAGAGATGGTCGACTACAGTGATGAAAAAGCTTCGAACAGCAGTTGGACTTAAAGATTATGAAGCAGTTCGAATGATTGACGCAGACATTCAGGAAGATATCGACCATATTTTGGAAACCCTTTATTATGATGAAACGACTGGAAAAATCATGCAGTCTGTAACCATACAAGGTGGAGATGTTGAACAGGTAGAATTTGAAGGATAAGTAGATTGAAAGGAGAAAAGAACAATGAGTAGAGAGTATACATTTGACCCTACATTACAAATTATAACTAAAGAGGATGTAGATAATGTGGCTAAAAATTTAATACGTGCAGAGAAGATAGTAGTGGGGCCAGATTTTGACAGTAGGGATTACGATTTGATTTTTGGGGCTAAGATTGGAAGGATTTATCCGAAGGGTGATATATATGGTATTGTTATCCTTTATGCATACAATATAGTACCAACAAGGATAGTATTAAAACGTCGGAACACTTTGAAGAACGCTATCAACGCAACATACGGTTTAAATTCCGCACTTAGGGATGTACGAAACAAACAGGATTTAATCAAAAACGTTATATCTAATAATCCAGCTACGATTGTGTACTGGGCTGATGGGACTAAGACTGTAGTTAAAGCACATAATGAAAAATTTGACCCGGAAAAAGGACTGGCTATGGCTATTTGTAAACGATTCCTTGGCTCAAATAAATCAGGTTCCAACTTTAATGATATTTTTAAAAAGTGGTTACCTGAGCAGAAGGAGTCTAATTCTGATACAAATATAAAAGACTATGAGAAGAATATTATGGCATTGTATGGCATACCTCCCCAAGTATTTTATCAACAGGAACGGTTACCTGAGCAGAAGGAGTCTAATTCCAACATAAGGATAGAAGATGATAATAAGAACGAACCGCTTCGTTGGATGACCGTAGCTGAAGTGGCAGAAGAGTTAGGCTGCTCTAAAGCATTAGTGCAGGAAGAATGTAGAAAAGGGTTATACCCTGGAGCATTTAAAGAAAACGGTAAATGGTTGATACCAGTACCACTTCTGGAAGAAAAAAGAGGTAATAAAAATGAGTAGAGCATATGATACTTACTTAGTAGAACACCGGAGTAACGTTCATAAAGCATTTGAGTGGATGTGTGAGCATATTCCGGATATTTTTAAAGACGAAGAAACCAGACAGGCTTGCGAGCATCAGTGTACATATTCACACGACAAGAGTAAATACGACGCCGAAGAATATGTTGCATATGATGCTTATTTTTATGGTGGAAATAAGTCGTATGCGGTCACGCAGGAATTTAATAGAGCATGGCTGCATCATATTCATTGCAATCCTCACCATTGGCAGTATTGGATATTAACAAATGATGACCCAAATCTTGGAGAGTTCGTTCTTGATATTCCATTAAATTATATTATCGAAATGGTGTGTGATTGGTGGAGCTTCTCATGGGCTAGTGGACATCTGGATGAGATTTTTGATTGGTATGAAGAGCATTCTGGTTACATTAAACTCAGCGATGATACAAAAGAAACAGTGGAACACATTCTCGACCTGATAAAACAGAATTTGGAGAAGCACAGTGGCTAAAGAAGCATTTTTAAGAGATTATCAGATTGATGCTGTTAATAAAATGTCGAATGGCTGCATATTGAATGGCGGTGTTGGTTCTGGAAAAAGTCGGACTGGATTGTATTATTATTTTCAAAGAAACGGCGGTAGTAAAATACCAAAGGACGTTTCGATGAAAGGGCGTCCAAAAGATTTATATATTATAACAACGGCTATGAAGCGTGATTCACACGAGTGGGATGGAGAATTGGCAAATTATTTATTGTCGACTAATCCATCCCATAATATGTATTACGGCAATAAAGTAGTGGTTGATTCCTGGAACAATATCGCCAAATACACTGACGTAAAGGATGCGTTCTTTATATTTGACGAGGATAGAGTAACTGGATACGGACGATGGGTTAAATCATTCCTATCTATTACAAAGCACAATGAGTGGATTATATTATCGGCAACTCCAGGAGATACTTGGGAGCAATATATTCCGGTGTTTATTGCTAATGGGTTCTATAAGAATAAAACCGAGTTTTGCAGAGAACACGTTATATATTCTCGGTATACTAAATGGCCCCAGATTGACAGGTATGTTAATACAGGACGATTGATTCGTCTTCGTAACAAAATACTTGTTGATATGGATTTTAAAAGAACTACAGTTCAACATCACGAGGATATTTACGTATCGTATGATGTGAAAAAGTATAAAGAGACATTAAAGAATAGATGGGACCCATACAAAAATGAGCCGATACAACAGGCATCCGGTTTGTGTTATGTTTTGCGCCGAATAGTAAATGAATCAGAGTCCAGAGTTATCGCATTGTTGGAACTGTTAGAAAAGATACCGAGAGCTATTATATTTTACAACTTTGACTATGAACGTGAAATGCTCATGCATGTGTGCAGTGAAATGGGACAATGCATAGGCAATAGCGAGGATATTTACGAGGTGGCGGAATGGTCTGGCCATGCTCATCAACCAGTGCCAAAATCGAAAAAATGGGTATATTTGGTTCAATACACTGCTGGAGCAGAAGGATGGAACTGTATAGAAACCAACGCAATTATATTCTTTTCCCAGAATTACAGTTATAAAGTTATGACTCAGGCAGCTGGTAGAATTGACAGATTGAATACTCAGTTTGTCGATTTATATTATTATCACCTAAAAAGTAGAAGCAGCATAGACGTGGCAATATCAAAGGCATTGCATGACAAAAAGAAATTCAACGAAAATAGATGGGCTAACAAATCAACAAATAATGAGTATAAACCTCATCGGCTTGTGGCGTAATCGCATATTTTACATCTGCTTTAATGGGAAAAACATAAAGGAGGAAATAACATGTTTGATTATGAATATGAAATATCAATGGCGTTACGACGAAGACTTAGTCCTGTTATAAAAGGTAAGATTATTGTAAAGATACGTGATAATACTCTACGAGTTAAGATTATAAATCCGCTTGGGAGGGTATGGTGGTATTATGTAGATGATTTTGCATATCGATTAATGATGGGTCAAATCAACATCGATTCGTTGGCAATGACCATTATAGAGTTATACAAAAGATATGTATTGAACTATTATTTAAACCAAATGTTTTATCAGGATTAGAAGAGTTAAGACTCAGCGTTAATAGCGTTGGGTCTTATTCTTTTATATTTAATGGAGGTGACTAAAAATGGAGTACGAATACAAAGAAGTAGATTTTTATACATATTGCGAAACTTGTGAATACAAGGATATAGACGACGTTAAAGACCCATGTAATGACTGTTTGAGTGAGCCGATGAATTTACATTCACGAAAACCGGTTTGTTATAAAGAATCGCGGAACGCAACAAAGAAAGGAGAAGACGGCAGTGACACAAAAAAGGAAAATGAAGAAAAATTGTGATTCTTGTAGATTTCTGGATTTTAGCTGTAAAGAACAAAAATGTTGGCATCGAAAGGGCAAGGCATTACCAAAGGAACGGTACTGTGATAATTGGGAAAGCAGAACAATCGCATTGTCCAGGGACACTTTTGAAAAATGTGAGAAAAATAGAGGAGTGATTTAATGAATAATACAACGAGAATAAAAATCTTATCATACGCATCCCAGCCAGAAATGGATACTGACTATGATAGTGATGTCGTTGAGTATGAAGGAAAACGATATTTTGTTAGTTTAGCTGACGAACGAGTTGAATTCTTAGGATTGGCAAAGGAGAAGAAAAATGAATAAGAGAACATTTGATATTTATATTATAGGACCATTATCGAGACCTGATGATATGAAAAAAGCTGCGTTATATTATCTTAGACACGATTATTCTGTAAAAATGCTGACAGTTAATACCACTATTGGCGAATGCTTTGAAAATATTGATAGATGTATCATTGTGGTAGTTGCTACTGAATCAGGAATTTATGCCTTAACAGAATACTGTGTCGAATACGCAAAAAAGATGGGAAAAGGAATCGTGATATGGAAGGGAGAACCAGAAAATGAGTAAACAGAAGAAAGTAAAAGTTTATCGTGTTCCGCAGTATCTGAGTAAGAGAGTTAATGTTATATGCGTTGACGGTGTTCCTGTGTGCACCGCAAGAGGTAAGAAAATCACAGATAGAATTGTTGCGTCATTAAGCGGTTATGACGTAGATGACATAAACGATGGTCGAATCAGCAAACTCGCTGAGCTTGGATACATAACTGTTGATGAGAAGAAGCCATGCTATGTTTGTGGTAAGCTGACAAACAGGATTGAATATAACTATGAGGCTTATATTTGTAGTAAAAAATGTGAAGACAAGCTAAATGAGAAGTTAATAGCAGCTGAAAATGACCTTTGTAAAAATATAGGAACTATAACAGATTTAAGACCTGAATATAAACAGTTTTGTAAAACTAAAAGAGGTAAAGAGTGGAAGCGTTATTGGCAATCAGAAACCGGTTCAGAAAGAAGTGGAAATTTTCATGATTATTTATACGACTTTCATCCAGAAATATTACAGAAAGGATGCAAAAAATGATTACATTAGACATTGACGACTATTGTAATAACTGTAATGAATTTGATGCTGATGTAGAAAAAGATATTGTGGTACTACATAATGACAATAAAAACTTAAATCAGGTATGTAAGTGTAATACGACCATAACATGTAAGCACAGATTCAGATGTCAGAGCATAAAAGGATATTTGGATATTCAGAAAAACGGAGAGAAAAATGATGAGAGCAGCGTTAAGAAAATTGGTTTCGAGTTTCAGAAAGATTATAACACGAGTTTTAGCAGTTCACAGTCCTACTAATTTGGTAGATGAAAATTTTAAAGTTAACATCGATTCTTTTTATGAAGCGTGCAACAAGGAAGTAAACGATAGGAGGCAAATATGTTTAAAAAAATAATTTTGGGAGCGAGACAAACTGGCAAATCAACGTATCTGATTAAAAAGTGTAGTGAGGACAATGGTTCGTCAGTCATAGTATGCCCAAATAAACCATTCTGTGATTCAATAATGGACATAGCTAAGCAACAAAAGTGTAATATTCCAATGCCAATCACATTTCGCGATTTTATAGCCGGCAAATATAATCCAGATATTACAAAATTTTATTTTGACGAACTGCAAATCAGCCTTCAAAACTTAGCATGTGGAAGAGAGATAAATACTGTTGTTATTGGCGGAAAGGATTTGGATGTAACATTATCTTTTTAAAGAATTCAACGTCGGTATGCAGGCGTTTACTAAAGCGACAAATGACTGGCGAGAAAGAAAAAACGATATAAAGGAGGCAAAAAATGAGCAATGATATTTCAACCATGTTTACAAAAGACCAGAATACGAAAGCCGGACGCAAAGGATTTTTTGATTGGAAAGGTGTAAAAATAACTGCTATCAGTCCTGCTGCATATGGAGATTATATTCTGCAAAACAAAAGGAGAGGTAAAAATGAGAATACTCGGACCGGTTTTAGAATTTGACACCGTAAGTAAAAATAAAGTTATATTTCCAAAAAGTTGTAAAATCACTATTCCACATATTATACCGGTATATTTCGAGCGTAATAATTTTGTCATTGGATATTGTGAAGGCTTTACTGTTGCTAATGTCGAGAAAAATACTTATATTTATGCAGAAGTAAAGCTGTTTTATAATATTACATTTGATAATTTTGACTTAAATGCAAAGTTGATGTCCGGAGAAAAAATAGGCGCTGGTGGCATATACAATAGTATTATAAAGAGTCATAAGACAAGTAGTGGTGTAATTGTCATTGATGAATGCACATTGGATGCGTTATTATTAACACTTACGCCTGCACAGGATGATTGTTATTTTAAAATGATAGAGGACGCAAACACAGTCGCTTTAATACGAAAGGAGCAAATTATGACAGAAATTGAAAAGCAAATAGAATCTATGGGATATACGGTTCGTGTGAGTGATTATATTAATAACTACGTTGTTTACGAAAATAAAAAAGAAGATCAGGAAGTAATTCTTGAATGGGATGACGAAGACAAACATTGCCTAGTATTTTCGCAAACGATATCGAGAGAGAAGACTTGGCTCGGTCACACAAGTCAGATGCCAGCAGCATTAAACCTGCGTGAAATGGAGACGTTTACTGCTAGAATCAAAGAGTTACGAGAGTAGTAATTGGGTCTTTTTTTCTTTTATATTTTTGAAAGGAGATTTGAATGATTAAAGAGTTTTTGAAAGAACACCCATTTTTTAGATTAGAGATAGTGTATATTGATGGTTTCTGGGAAAATGGCTGGCAGATAAGATTATATGATGACCGGACACGTATTATGCTGTTTAGCCATAAAATATTACCTACTGTAATTGAAAATCTCAATGTTGATTTTGAAACTGCAATTATGACACCAATCATAAGTTGGTATGAACAACAGACGGAGGAAAAGAAATGATTAAAGCAACCGGTTATTTACTTAAATGGGACAGACCGACTGTATGCGGTGTTAAATTTGACAGTAAAATCAAAGTTAGAATACCAAATTTTGTTCCGGTTATTGATTTTGCAAAACCCAAGCCAGTTGGAAATTTTTATTATACTGAACCACCAGAGCATTCTGAACCAATTGGTATGGTGATTTCTCACGATAGAGATGAACACGGAATCAAAGTAGTCATGGATATTGTTTGCGGTAACAAAGAGGAAACTTTGATAGAACTTATGGCGAATAAAGAAGTGTTATGTTCAGGACGTTATACGATTAATAAACTTTCCGAGAAAGATGGTATTACAGTCGCAGACGACATTACGTTAAAATCTGTAGACTTGTATCATGCTCATGATATATTTTGTCCGGTCGATAAAGATTTAATATTGGAGGTAAAAAGAAATGATTAAAATTGAACATGTTGTATTAGCTTCACCAGAGCAGATGGAGTTTATTATTGAGGGTATGCGGAATCCATGGAATAGCTGGGATAAGAGTGATAGCGATACCACAAAATATGACGAGAGATATGATATTAATTTTCTATTGGGTAAAAACGATCATTCCCTCATGCAGCGTTTATCTAATGCAGGTACCGACCATAGAAAATTTATGAGGATGATGCCGGTGTATGTAAGAATTACAGCACCTTTATATTGGTGGAAGGAGTTCGATACATACAAAGTTGGAACCGTTGCAAACTCTTGCAGTACGATGCACAAGATTCAGGAGCATATTCTTACTACTGAAGACTTTAGTTGCGAACATTTATCTCCACACTCAGTACAGTTATTGGAAGAGTATATTATGGAAATAAATAAAGCAATTTTATATTTTAAGCAAGAGAAAGATAAGACCGACTGGTGGCAGATAATTCAGCTTCTTCCGAGCAGCTACAACCAAACACGAAACGTTATGATGAATTATGAGACGTTGGCAAACATTTATAAATCTCGTAAAGACCACAAGCTGGATGAGTGGAGAGATTTTTGTAAGTGGATTAAAGAGCTTCCGTACAGTAAGCTGATTATTGGAGATAAAGAGATAAGAGAATTAAATGATAAGGAGGAATAAATTATGAGTAAGAAACTTGTTGTAAAAATAGAAGACCCAAACGTAAATAAGATAAAATATACGGATACGGATTTATTTGACCCAGAACCACAAATACCTAATTTATACCTATATGATTGTCCAAATGTGGTCGGTCATGTTACACAAAAATTGGGACACAGTGCAACCATGGATGATGTAATAGACGCTTTAGACGTACTGGCTGCATATATCAGTGAAAATGACATTTACTCTTTCGAAGTTGATATTTCCAAAAGAAACAACAGTTTAGGACCGGCAAAAGAAATGTCTATCAAAGATATTGAAAAAGAGCTTGGTTACAAAATCAAAATTGTTTCAGATAAGGGGTGATTACTGTGAGTGATTTGATTATATCAATAGCAGCCATGTTTTTTTCTTTAATTGGTATTGTGGCTTGTATAATTTATCATAACGTTCCGAGTCTGATTATATTTTTATGTTTCAGTATCTATTGCATCGTTGAACGTATTCGCAAAAAACGTAAACAAAAACAGATTCATAAATGGAATAAAGAGAGTCAGTACAGTGATCTGATATCAGTAGAATGTTGTTGTGAAGATTGTATATATTTTACAAACGTTATACATCATGCTGATGGCAGAAAAGTTGGTTTGTGTGAATTGCACAACAGATATATGTATACTTACAGTTTCTGCTTCAGTGCAAAAAAAAAGAGAGGTGATGTCAAATGAAACATAAATTAGTACCGGGAAAGGATAAGTTAGTTTATAAAGCACCTTAGTAACCAGGCCCTCAAATGAGGGTCTTTATATTTTTAATAAATAAAAAAGGAGATATTAATATGCAGACATACAAATTCAAATCTTTAGAAGGAGTTAGCTTTTCTTTTGTGGCTAAAATCATAGCTGAAATGGTAGGTAGAGAGTCATGTTTATCTATGTCATCGTTTGATGCGGATGCCTATGAATTATCAATTGGTCAGGATGTATTTAACGTATTTCCAAAGGCATTGAAACACGCAAAAAAACTTTGTGATATTGATGTGCTGATTATGTATTCTGTTGATAAAGCAAACTGCATAATTTTGGATAAGAAAGACGACGGTAAATTCAAGGATTTATCACCGAAGATTTTTGATACTGTTTATGATGATATTATAAAAGCCGTATTAGTAAATGAATGTATGCCAAAAAAGAAAGGTGTTACTGATGCAATCAAAATTGACGTAGGAGCCAAGCTTAACGTAGACGATAAAACCGCTGATATTTGTAAAACATTACTGTCCATATATTATGAAAATCTTGGATGTTCTGGCGTACTCTTAGATTTCAAAAACAGCAGCAACAACGGGATACATGAAATTCCAATACGAACAGCAGAGGATATCTATGCAGCATTTGATACTATTTGGAAGGCGTCAGCGGATATGAATGGTTTATTTCAGAAAGATTTACAAAAGGAATTGGCAAATATGGTAATATGGCAGCTGAAGCTACGAGGCGAGGATTAAGATGTTTTTCAATTTTAATAAAAATCAAACAAGATGCGATACCTGTACAAGTCCATACATGTCAGAAGGAATTGCTTGTAATAGTTGTATTAATGGTAGTAATTATTATAAAGCTTCGGAGGGAGAATTAGATGAATACGATGAGAGTATGCGTCAATGGAAGAACACGTTAAACGCTGATTGCAGATAATTATATTTTGAAAGAAGGTGATGAATGTTGTTTTGGCTTATCATGATGATAGTGTGTGGATATCTACTTATCGGTGTTGTATATGTTGGAAAATGTTCAACTACAAAAAATTATGAAGACGTAAGCGAGTGGGATATTATTTTATGGCCTATAGATATTATTGTTACTATTGCGTGTCTTATCATATTTAGTTTGGTTGAAATTTGTAGTGCTATTAAAAAACACATTATAATAAGGAAGAAAAGGAGATAAAAAATGAATCTTAGTGTTAGTGAATTTATCACAATCGTAGCTTTTATATTACTCGGATACATCTGTATCTATTCTATTGTTGAACGCATTTGTAAATGTATTGAGCATAAAGCTATTGCAGAATCATATGCTAAATTCAACGAAGGGATGGTTAATTATGAGCAGAGCGGAAATGCGAAGAGCAGCAAAACAGAAAAATAAAACTGCTACATACAATCTGACAGAAGAGCAGATTAATATTTTGGTAAAAGAAAAGTTGGCAGCACACACCAAGGAAATTAAAAAAGAAGCTGCTGAAGAAGCTATAAACACTGCAATGATATTATTACTAACTTTACCGTTAGAGGTTTTGATGGACTTCTACTGGAAGAAATCCTATGCTAAAAAAATACCAGAATTTACGGAACATGTACTGGATTATTATAGCAGGTGGGAAAATGGCGAGCTTGATATGAAAAAATTGCAGGAAGATTTGTGGACTTATGGTGGTGTTAAATTAGAGAAAACCACATAAAGTCATTGATATTTTAAGAGGATTGGCACACGCTAGTCCTCTTATTTTTGACCATTTTACTATTGAAAAAGTGGGCTTTGGTCATTTTTATTTTGGATTTTGGAGGTGAAGTCGCTGTGAAAAATTGATTTTGGTCAAAAAAAATGGGTTTTTGCCCACTTTTAAAAACAAAATTGACCACGAAAAAACCCAGTATTTATGCGGGTTTGCGGGTTTTCTGCCCACTTTCCCACTTTTTTCTTTAATTTAATTGTGATAAAAAATTTAAAAATATATATATAGCTGAGAAGAAAAAGTGGGTTTTTGGACAAATAGTCATTAAGGAGGGTTTATAAAAGTGAGTGCATACGATACAAAACGAAGCGGCGTTCCGGTGCAAATAATTGAGACTGGAGAAATCTTCAATTCGATTCAGGCATGTGCAGACAAACTTGGAGTCGGTGCGTCGTGGATTAATGCAGTAACAAATAGTCGTACAAATGTTTGTACGTGTCATGGTTATCATATTATTCGATTAGATAGTGATAGTTATATTTCAAAAAAGAAACATGTCGGACGTCCGAGCATACCTGTTCGTATACCAGAGACAGGAAAACAATATTCGTCAATAACTGAGTGTGCAAAAGCAGTTAACGGAAGCACCGGCGCAATAAGCGAAATCTTATGCAAGAAAGGAGTTAGAAAAACACACAAAGGTTTTCATTATGAATACGCAGCATCATCTAATAGTATGTGAGAAAAAGATTAGATGCGGAAATAACATGGACTTTTATAGGAGAGAGATGGTGATTTGCCTTTTAACGACATATCATTGTCTTTTTTGTTTTGTTCTTGGTGAAGTAGAAAGGAGTTACATCATGAGAGAAAGCAAATTCCAGGCTAATTTAAAAAAGAAGCTGAAGTCCATGTTTCCAGATTGCATCGTAACAAAGATGGACCCTACTGATATTCAGGGGATGCCAGACCTTCTTATTCTTTATAAGAACAAGTGGGCAACATTGGAACTCAAACGTAGCAGAAATGCTACTCATCAACCCAATCAGGATTATTACGTTGACAAGATGAATGAGATGTCATTTTCACGATTTATATTTCCTGAGAACGAAGAGGAGGTACTACATGAACTTCAACAATCATTGGAATCTTGAGGGAACACATGCACCATTTAGTGCAAGTCAGTCGTCATGGCTTAGATATTCTGACGATAAACTACTTAGTGTGTTTCACAATTTAAAAGCAAAAGAGCGAGGTACAAGATTACACGAATGGGCAAAAGAAACGATTCTTTTAGGAATCAAGCAATCTCGTTCAAACAAAACCATTTGTGCATATGTAAATGATGCCATTGGTTTTAAAATGCAACCAGAAGTTGTTCTTAGATATTCTGATTATTTTTTTGGAACAGCCGACGCTATATCATTTAAAAATGGTATGCTTAGAATTCATGACTTGAAGACTGGAAAGTCTGGTCATATGGAACAGTTATATGTTTATGCGGCTTTATTTTGTCTCGAGTATGACATCAAACCTGGTGATATTACCATCGAATGTCGTCTTTATATCGAAGACACGGTAGAAGTTGAGCGACCAACAGCAGAAGTTATTGTACCAATCATGGATAAGATTGTATATTTCAACGAACTACTGGAAAAAGAAGCTAAAAAAGGAGCGTAATTATTATGACTATAGCCGAAGAAATAAAAAGTTATATTGGGTCAGCTTCAATGACCGATGAAGAATATCTTGCACATTATGGTATGCCACGACGTTCTGGTCGTTACCCTTGGGGGTCCGGTAAAGAACCATTTCAATCCAGCAGAGACTTTATTGGTCGAGTTGAAGAAATGAGACGATCTGGATTTACTTATACCGATGAGGATGGAAAGACTTGGAGCGGCGACAATGCTATTGCTAAATCATTAGGATACAATTCTACTGATTTCAGAACTATCTATTCCATAGCTAAAGATGAGAGACGAGCTTATGACGTCGCTAGAGCAAAATCATTACAGAAAGATGGATTGAATCCGTCTGAAATCGGAAGAAAAATGGGTAAACGAGAGTCTACCATCAGAGAATTATTATCCAATAAAGATGCTGAGTATCGTATGAATCAGTCCCGTGCAACTGCTGATTTTCTTAAGAAACAGGTCGACGAAAAAGGCATGATAGATGTCGGTCATGGTGTTGAACGAGAATTACAAATTTCAAAAGAGAAACTTGACCAGGCGTTATTTATGTTACAGGCAGAAGGCGGATATGAAGTTTATGGTGGCAGATTTGCACAGGTAACAAATAAAGGACAGATGACAACCCAAAAGGTTTTGTGTCTTCCTGGTACACCGCACAATGCAATATATGACTTTGATAAAGTAAAAACCATTACGGATTATACATCTCGAGATGATGGTTCTACTTTTGAAAAGAAATTTCATTATCCAGAAAGTCTTAGTTCAAAGCGACTTGCCATTCGTTACGCTGAAGATGGTGGAACTGCACAGGATGGAGTTATCGAATTAAGAAGAAATGTTCCAGACCTTTCACTTGGTGAATCACATTATTCTCAGGTTAGAATTATGGTTGACGGAACTCATTATCTAAAAGGTATGGCAGTATATTCTGACAACATGCCTGACGGTGTAGATGTTATATTTAACACCAACAAAAAGAAAGGTACACCAGCGTTAGGACCAGATGGACATACTGTCTTAAAGCTTATAAAGAAAGACCCGGATAATCCTTTTGGTTCAACAATAAAAGATGCCGACCAGGGCGGACAGTATTGGTATGAAGACCCGAAAACTGGAAAGAAAAAATTAGGTTTGATTAACAAGCGTTCTGATGAAGGAGATTGGTCTGAATGGAAAGATGCATTACCATCCCAGTTCTTATCGAAACAGTCAAAAGAGCTTGCGAAGAAACAGCTTAATATAGCTTATGAAGATAAAAAAGCTGAATTAGCTGAGATTATGGCTTTGGAAAACCCAACAGTTAAGAAATACTATCTTAACAAGTTTGCACAGAGTTGTGATTCTTCGGCTGTTCATCTACAGGCAGCAGCATTACCAGGACAGAAGTATCACACTATATTACCAGTGAATTCTTTGAAAGAGAATGAAATATATGCACCAGGATATGAGAATGGTCAAAAGTTGGCATTGGTTCGATATCCGCATGGTGGCACATTTGAAATACCAATTCTTACTGTCAATAATAAAAATGCAGATGGTATAAAACGAATTGGTAAAACATCAATAGACGCTGTTGGCATAAACCATACAGTTGCTGAACGGCTGTCCGGAGCAGACTTTGATGGAGATACAGTAATGTGTATTCCGACACATGATAAAGCGGGTAAAGTGAAAATCATATCTACAGACCCATTAAAAGGCTTAGAAGGTTTTGACCCTAAGTTGAATTATGGTGGAGAAGCAAAGACCGGTTCAGATGGAAAGACCCATTATTACCGTAATGGTAGAGAATATCGGATTATGAGTAAAACTGATACTGAAATGGGAATGATATCAAATCTTATTACCGATATGACATTAGCTGGTGCTGATGAGGATAAATTAGCCAGAGCTGTACGTCACTCTATGGTTGTCATTGATGCTGAAAAGCATAAATTAGATTATAAACAGAGTGAGATAGACAATAATATAGCAGCTCTAAAAAAAGAATATCAGGGTAAGGTAAGAGGTGGAGCCACAACCATTATATCCAAAGCAAAGGGAGAGCTTGATGTAGATAAGAGACAGGGTTCTCCGAAGATTAATATGCCGGGTAAAGAATGGTATGACCCATCACGCCCAGACGGAGCGCTTATATATAAAAGAGCGGATGATATAGATTATACCATAACCCGTACCGATAAAAAAGGCAGACAGATTACTGTGGCTAAAACCAGAACCCAAAAGAGCACCAAAATGGCAGAGACTGATGATGCATATACACTGGTATCACCGTATAGACACCCTATGGAGCTGGTTTATGCAGATTATGCAAACGAGATGAAACATCTGGCTAATGAGGCCAGAGTTAATATGGTTACCACTGGTAAGATTGCGTATAACCGTGAAGCCAAAAGAAAGTATGAACCGGAAGTAAAGAGTTTGATGGATAAACTTAATACTGCCGAACTCAATATCGTTAGGGAAAGAGCCGCTAATAGAATGGCTAGTGCAGAAGTAGCTAAGAAATTAGAAGCTAATCCTAAGATGAAGAGTAAAGATGTAACAAAAGCTGGTCAACAGGCACTTACAAAGTATCGTCAAGAAGTAGATTCTGTATCAAGAAAAGATAGAAATATTGTAATTACAGACAATGAATGGAAAGCCATCCAATCTGGTGCAATCAGTGAAACTATTTTGAAACGTATACTTAATAATTCTGACCCAGCTACACTTAGAGAAAGAGCAATGCCGAAAACTTCAAGAACTGTAACTGAAGCAACTCAAAACAGAATTAAAGCAATGTCAGCTTCTTATACAATTGCTCAGATTGCAGACAAACTTGGATTATCGACATCGACTGTATCTAAGTATTTGAAAGGAGGAAAGTAAATGATCGATTGCAGATTAACAACATTCGACAATCCTTACAATCCTTTCACCCAATTTAGTGAATGGTTGCTGTTTGACAATGAACATGATTATTATACAGTTAATAAACTGGCAAGATTATGTGAGGATTCGGATGATATGACAGAAAAAGAGATAGAAGAAGAGCATGAACGTGTGATTGATGAAATTATAGACAATGATGCCCTTAATATCTACAAAAAAGTCTATCGAAATGATGGCACAGAGCAGTAAAATTCATACCATGCCGTAGATGAAGCGAAAAGACATAGAGGGGGGTCTCAAAAACAGCACCCCCTCCCATCATCGCGGCGGTCTTTGATATTTCCCCGGAGGGGATTTTCTGAAAAACATTTCTATTAGATATTTCTTAGATGGGCTTATGAGCCTTCCTTTCCACAGTGTAGTATTGCATTTTTTAGAATTTAACCTGGCGTTAATAACTCCTTTCTCAATACAAAACTCATTCATAAGTCCATCTAAGTGGTATCTAAGTCACACATAAGTGTGGTTTTTCAGTATGTAATTAAATAGAAGGAGGTGGCAAGGATGGCTAAAAATAAAGTAGCAGGTTCTAATAAAACAATGCGACCAGCTTTGACGCCTGAAGCTAGAGATAATCAACTTATATTTTTGGCAACGGACCTTGCCGAAAGACAGCTGAGAGAGGGAACCGCATCTTCTCAGGTTATAACTCACTATTTAAAGCTCGGTGCTACACGAGAAAAAGAACAACTTGAAATAGAAAGATTACGAGAAGAAAATAAGTTGCTTAAAGCAAAAACAGAAGCATTGCAGTCTCAGAAGAATAGCGAGGAGCTTTATGCAAATGCTATTAAAGCGATGAGACAATATTCAGGACATGGCGATGAAATTGACGAAGGTGATGACGACGATGAAGACGATGAAGACAATTATTAGAACATACTCCGAATTAATCACATTACCTACTTTCATGGAGCGTTATAAATATTTGCGAATAGGTGGAACAGTTGGGACCGACACTTTTGGATTTGATAGATACTTGAATCAGGTGTTCTATAAGTCTGATGAATGGAAATCGATTAGAAGGCACGTCATTATTCGAGATTGTGGATGTGATTTAGGAATTGAAGGACATGAAATACATGAACGAATTTTAATCCATCATATTAATCCGATATCAGAAGAAGATATTTTAGGTAGAAGTGATTTTTTATTGAATCCCGAGTATCTAATTTCAACATCGCATAGAACCCATAATGCAATACACTACGGTGATGATAGCATCTTAATTGATACACCGCTTGAAAGAAGAAAAAATGACACTTGTCCATGGAAACATTAAAGGAGGTGTGGAGTATGGAAGATAGCATATTTAAAACAATCAAAAAATTGATTGGAACATCAGAAAGTAATACTTATTTTGATGTTGATATCGTTACCGGAATAAATACCACATTAATGATTCTTAATCGACTTGGTATTGGACCAAAAGGTTTTAAAATCACTGGTGAATCCGAAACATGGGGTGAATTACTTTCAGATAATAATGCTTTGGAAGGAGTTAAAACATACATACAGTTAAACGTAAAACTTATTGTAGACCCACCACTAAACTCAACAGTAGTAGATTGTATGAAACAAATGATTAAAGAATTAGAGTGGCGACTAAATGAAATAGCAGAGTCAAATTTGTAGAGGAGGTGTTTATAGAATGAGTAACGATGAATTAATGCATCATGGCATTATCGGAATGAAGTGGGGCGTTCGTCGATTTCAAAATAAAGACGGAAGTCTTACATATGCAGGCAAAAAGAGAGCTCTTAGTATGCAGGAGCAGTATACAGAGTTTTCTAAAAATAAGAAATATCGTGATAAAGACGGTAACCTCACATATGCTGGTCGGAAGAAAGCTTTAAAGATGAAAGAAGAATACTCTCAACTGACTGGCGGAAAACAGTTGAGAAAACTTCAGGAAGCGTCAAAGTCTGGTCACGGTTCAATAAATAAAAAAATTAGCGAAATGTCTAATACTGAAATAAGAGACAAAATTACCAGACTGCAATTGGAAGGACAATTAAAGAGTATTTCAGCTAGCGAAAAAACAACTGGTCAGAAATTTGTTGACAGCTTGAAAGATTCTGCATCTTCCATAATAAAAACCAAAGGCACACAGATAGTTGGTGATTTGATTGATAAAAAGATGCGTGAAATGCTCGGATTATCAAATAACAACAGTTTGAAAAAGCAGGCTGAAGATGCTGAAAATCGATTCAAGATAGCTAGTAATAATAGAAAGCTGTCTAAATTGAATGCTGAAATTTCTGGAGAGAAAAAAGCGGCAGCACAGAAAGCTGTTGATGATTACATCAAAAAAACCTCAGCCAATTCTGCAACATCCGGAACATATCGAAAATCTGGAGAAGGAATTTTTGATAGTAAGATTTCAACAGGTAAGTCAAGTCATAACCGATTACAGTTGGAAGACCACAGTAAACAAAGTACGTCGTGGCATGGAACAGTCGAAGGCGCTGGTACCAGCAGATATAACCCACCGAGTGGTCCGATCATTGATGCTACAAATATTAGAGAACTAAATCCTCGTCAGATTGAGATTGGGCAAAACTATGTAGCCGGACTATTAGAAGATAAAAAGAGAAAGTGGTGATGTGAATTATGAGCTTATCGAATACTGCCACTCCGAAGTATTATGGTAAATTTCGAGAAGCTGTAATTCGAGGAGAGATACCAGTATGTCATGAAATAGAAATGGAAATGAATCGAATAGATGCAAGGATAAAGAATCCTGGAATTTGGTATGACGACAAAGCAATCCAGGGTTTTATTGATTATTGTGAAAATGAGCTTACATTAACAAATGGCGAAAATTTACATTTACTTGACTCATTTAAACTTTGGTCAGAGCAAATATTCGGATGGTACTATTTTGTTGAAAGAACCATTTATGAACCATCACCAGATGGTCATGGCGGTCGTTACGTAACAAAAACGATACGAAAGCGCATGATTAGAAAACAGTATCTTATAGTAGCCAGAGGAGCTGCTAAATCTATGTACGCATCTTGTCTTCATAGCTATTTCTTAAATGTAGACACATCAACTACCCATCAAGTTACAACTGCACCAACAATGCCTCAGGCAGAAGAAGTTATGTCACCGATTAAAACATCTATAACCAGAGCTAGAGGACCATTGTTCAAATTCCTTACTGATGGTTCCTTGCAGAATACAACTGGTTCAATAGCAAATCGTGTGAAGTTAGCGAGCACTAAAAAAGGCATCCAAAATTTCCTAACCGGCTCATTACTAGAAGTTAGACCAATGTCAATCGATAAATTGCAAGGTCTGCGAGTAAAACTTGCTACGGTTGATGAATGGTTATCTGGCGATATAAGAGAGGATGTAATCGGTGCTTTAGAGCAGGGAGCTTCAAAAGAGCAGGGCGGCGGAACGAACGACGATTACCTCATAGTAGCAATTAGCTCGGAAGGTACTGTTCGTAATGGCTCCGGAGATACAATCAAAATGGAATTAATGAAGATTCTCAAAGGCGAATATGATGCACCGCATACATCCATTTGGTGGTATAAGCTTGATTCCATTGATGAAGTTGGAAATCCTGATATGTGGCCAAAAGCAAATCCAAATCTCGGACATACAGTTAGTTATGAGACTTATCAGTTAGATGTTGAACGAGCCGAAAATAATCCGGCTCAAAGAAACGATATTCTAGCAAAACGATTTGGAATTCCAATGGAAGGTTATACTTATTACTTTACGTATGAAGAGACACTTCCACACGAAACAATACATGATTATTGGGGATTACCATGTGCTATGGGTGGGGATTTATCACAGGGTGATGATTTCTGCTCATTTGTATTTATGTTTCCTTTATCCAACGGCGAATTTGGTATAAGGACAAGAAATTACATATCAGAGCTAACCTTGCATAAATTACCATCGGCTATGCGAGCCAAATATGACGAATTTATAGCAGAAGGTAGCGTGATTGTTATGCCTGGAACTGTGCTGGATATGATGGATGTATATGATGACCTTGATGAATATATATCGAAATCAGAATACGATGTTCGTTGCTTTGGATTCGACCCGTATAACGCCAAAGAATTTGTAGAGCGTTGGTCTCGAGAGAATGGCAGTTATGGTATCGAAAAAGTCATTCAGGGTTCTAAAACAGAGTCTGTACCACTTGGAGAATTAAAAAAACTTTCTGAAGAAAGAATGTTGGTATTTGATGAAAAGCTTATGACATTCACAATGGGTAATTGTATTGTCATGGAGGATACAAATGGAAACCGTAAATTACTTAAAAAGCGATACGAAGCAAAAATCGATGCAGTCGCTGCTATGATGGATGCTTTCGTTGCTTTTAAATTGAACAGAGAAATGTTCGAATAAAGGTAGGTGAAAATTAAATAATGGAGATGAGTATTGGTTCCAGGCTTAAACATGCCTGGAATGCTTTTATTACGAACCGGGACCCAACACGATATATTCAGTCGCTTGGCCCCGGTTTTTCTTCGCGTCCAGATAGACCAAGGCTATCGAGAGGTAATGAACGTACAATTGTTACTTCCATATACAATCGAATAGCTTTAGACGTTGCAGGTATATCTATCAAACATTGTCGATTAGATGATAACGGTAGATACATTTCCGAAGTGAATTCCGGATTAAATAATTGCTTAAATCTCGAAGCAAATATTGACCAGACTGGACGTGCATTTATACAGGACGTTGTTTTATCAATGTTTGATGAAGGGTGCGTAGCTATAGTTCCGGTTGATACAACATTAAATCCAAAAGATACAAACTCTTACGATATTCAGACTATGCGAACTGGAAAAATCGTCGAGTGGTACAAGCATGACATCAAAGTTCAAATTTATAACGACAAAATAGGTGAAAAACAAGAAATTATTTTGCCTAAAAACCAGGTGGCTATTGTTGAGAATCCACTATACGCAGTTATTAATGAGCCAAATGCAACAATGCAGCGACTTATTAAAAAACTACGGCTGTTAGATGTAAGTGATGAGCGAACTTTGTCAGGAAAGTTGGACTTAATTATACAGCTTCCTTATTCAACAAGGACTGATGTAAAGAAGGAACAGGCTGAACGTCGTAGAGAGACTCTTGAATCTCAGCTGGTAGATAGCAAGTATGGCATTGCTTATGCCGATGCAACTGAAAAAATTGTCCAGTTAAATCGTTCAGTTGAAAACAATCTCATGAGTCAGATTGAGTATCTTACTAACCAACTTTATAGTCAGTTGGGATTAACCCAATCAGTAATGGATGGAACCGCTGATGAAAAAACAATGCTCAATTATAACAATCGAACGATTGAAACAATAATTGCGGCTATTGTTGATGAAATGAAACGAAAGTTTCTGACAAAGACAGCTAGAACAAAGGGACAATCCATCATGTATTTCAAAGACCCATTCAAGCTTGTACCGGTAAACGATATTGCGGAGATTGCTGATAAGTTTACTCGCAACGAGATTATGACGTCTAACGAAATTAGACAAATTGTTGGTATGAAACCATCTAGCGACCCTAAGGCAGATGAGCTTGTAAATAGTAACATCAGTCAGCCAGAGCAGAGATTAGATGGTGAATTAAATAAAGATTTAGAAGAAGGAGGAGACGGTCAAAATGGATAATTACGATTTTGGCGGATGGGCAACCAGAAATGACCTGCTTTGTGGCGATGGTCGGACTATTCGTAAAGATGCTTTTGCTGAAAATAACGGATGCACAGTTCCACTGATTTGGAATCATGATCACAACAATCCTGATGCAGTATTAGGACATGCCATTCTTGAGAATCGAGATGATGGTGTATATGCCTATGGAGTATTTAATGATACCGAGCAGGGGCAGACAGCAAAAGAGTTAGTGCAGCATGGAGATGTTAGTTCCTTATCAATCTGGGCTAATCAGCTTAAGCAGGTTGGTAATGATGTCATTCACGGAAATATTCGGGAATTAAGTCTCGTTTTAGCCGGAGCAAATCCAGGCGCTTATGTTGACTTTGTAATGGCTCATGGGGCAGATGAAGAAGATACTCTTTACGCTTGTTATTACGAAAATATTATGCTCTATCACTCAGATGAGCCACGAGATGAACAGAAAGGAGAATCAAAGTTGGGCGGAGATCAAGAAAAAGAAAAAGAAAAAGCAGAAGAGAAAAAGTCTGAAGATAACAAAACTGATGATGAAAAAACCATGCAGGACGTTATCAACACCATGACTGAAGAACAGAAGGACGTAATGTTTGCGTTAGTTGCTAGAGCCATGGAAGACAAAGAAACTGATGGTGAACCAAAAGAAGATGCCACAAAAGATGGTGAGCCAGTAAAACATAACTCAGAAGGAGGAGAAGTAATGAAATATAACGTATTTGATAATAAAGATGAAAAAAAAAACGGAAATGTGCTTAGCCATTCAGATGAACAGGCTATTCTTGCATTAGCAAAACAGTCTAATGTTGGAAGTTTACAGATGGCAATGCAGATTTATGCAGAAGAGCATTCTGATACTTTAGCACATGGCGTATTTGGCGATGAGACAGAATCATTGTTCCCAGAGTACGAACTCATTAAGAAAGGTGCGCCGGATACTCTTGAAAGAGACCAGAGCTGGGTTGCTGGTGCTATGGCAAAGATTTCCAAATCACCAATTTCTCGTATCCGTACAAGACAGGCTGATGCAAGAATTGCAGAATTAAAAGCCAAAGGCTATCAGAAGAAAGGTGATTATAAGCGTGATTCTGTTGCCATCAAGCTGATTAGTAGAACCACAGACCCACAGTCAGTATTTATTAAAGATGATATGCATAGAGATGACATTGTCGATATCACTGATTTCGATGTTGTAGCATATCAGTGGTCCATCATGCGTCATACTCTCGATGAAACATTGGTACTTGCTGCACTTGTAGGTGATGGTCGTGATGAGGGCGACCCGGATAAAATTCATGAGGATCATATCCGTTCTATCTGGAATGATGATGATATGTATTGTATTCATCAGGATGTCGATTTCAAAGCAGCTGCAACTAAACTTCAGGGCTCTGATACAGGTAAACACTTTAGTGAAAATTATATCAAATCTGAAGCGATGGTTGAGGCATCACTGTACAGTCGTGAAAAATTCAAAGGTTCTGGAACTCCAGATTTATACTGCACACCGCACTTGTTAAATGTTATGTTACTTGCTCGTGACTTGAATGGACGTCGCATTTACGATTCCAAAGCTGACCTTGCAAAAGCATTGAATGTTAATGAGATCATCACAGTTGAACAGTTTACAGGTCTTCAGAGAACAACCGGTACTGGTGATAAGAAGAACCTTCTTGGAATCTTTGTAAATCTGGCTGATTATAAGTTTGGTGCAACAAAAGGTGGCGAAGTAACCAGATTTGAAGATTTTGATATGGACTTCAACAGATTCAAATATATGCTTGAGACACGTTTATCAGGTGCACTTACAAATCTCTACTCTGCAATTGCTCTTGAAGAGCCAGCTGAGTAATAGATGATAAAGGAGGAAACAAAAATGGATAGAATTTTTCACCATGATGACACAATGTATGAAGCAGCAACAAAGATCTATGCAAAGACTGATGGATATGCTTATTTAGAAGCCGATTACAAAACAAAAGTTCCGGCTGACGTATTAGAAGATTTATTTGTCAGAGGATTAATCATCGTAGATGCTGGAGTTATGTATAAGCCTGTTAGCCTTAAGATTGCAAGTAAAGTTGCGACTGTTACTTATGTTAAGACAAACAGCTCTACAGCCACAACTGCTGATTTAGCAACTGTTAAATCTGCTTAATTTAAGGAGAAATCAAAATGGCAAAATGGTTTGGCAAAATAGGTTATGAAATCATAACACAGACAGAACCCGGTATATGGGCGGCAGGCGACATAGTTGAACGTGAGTATTATGGTGATATCACTAGCGACCATTGGCGTCGTCAGAATTCAGGAGAAATTAACGATAACGTAACACTCTCGAATGTCGTTAGCATTATCCCCGACCAATTTGCTTATGAGAATTATTCTAATATGGTGTATGTAGAAATCATGGGTGCTAAATGGAAAATCAGTGATATTGAAATTCAGAACCCAAGATTAATATTAACGGTTGGGGGTGTATACAATGGCTAGCAGGCTATCACTGCACGATAAACTCATCGAGTTATTAGGAAATGAAAATGTGTATTACCAACCCCCAAATACGTTAAAGATGCAATACCCAGCAATTAGATATTCGAGAATTAGAAGGAAGAGCTTACACGCAGACGATGCGAAGTACGCTCTTTTTGATTGCTATGAAATAATCGTGATTTCAAAAACTCCAGATAATCCGGTAATCGAAAAACTTTTGGAATTACCGTATTCGTCTTATGACAGGCATTATAACTCGGATAATTTGAATCATGACGTATTGACATTATACAACACATTTAAGGAGGAATCATAACATGGCATTAGGAAGAAAATTAGTATGGGATGCTATTGGTACCAGAGAATATGAAACCGGTACCAAAGATGTAGTATTATTCGTCCAGAATTCCAGCGGCGCATATCGTAGTGGTGTTGCTTGGAGCGGATGTACTGGTGTTTCTGAAAATCCATCCGGAGCAGAATCAACTAAGATATACGCTGATGATATCGCATATCTTAATCTTATTTCAGCGGAGGAATTTGCAGCAACAATTACTGCATATATGTATCCACCAGAATTTGACGAATGCAACGGCGTGGCTTCTATCGCAAAAGGAGTAAGTATTGGACAGCAGAGTCGTAGACCATTCGGACTGGCTTACACAACAACTATTGGTAATGACACCGATAATACGGATTACGGTTACAAAATCCATTTGGTTTACAATGGAACAGCTGCTGTATCCAATAAAGAATACAAATCAATTAACAACGATCCAGATGCAATCGAATTCTCTTTCGATATCAGCACAACACCGGTTAAGATTGACGGTTATAAGCCTACAGCAACTCTTGTTGTCAATAGTACAGTTGTCGACGCCAAGAAGCTTAAAGAGTTTGAAGAGATTCTTTATGGTAAAGACCCAGAGCTTCTTAAAGAATCACCAGCAGATTGGTCTACAAACTGGAAAAACTATGTTGAGAAAAAAGATGGTGAGTATGTATTAATTGATGCAGTAACAGCGCCAGAATTCGAAACAGGTAAATACTATGCTCCAGGAGTAGAATCCAGATTAATGCTTCCTGACGAAGTAGCAGCTTTCTTTGCTGAAGGCTAATAGAAATTAAATATCGATCATCTTATTGAGCCCTCTAAAATATGGGGGCTCTTTTTTTTATTAATGAAAGGAGAACAAAAATTATGTTAAAGAAAACAATTAAATACGTAGATTATGACGGACGCGAAAGAGAAGATGACTTCTACTTTAATCTTAACAAAGCAGAGATTACAGAAATGCAGATGAGTACCCAGGGCGGTTTTGCTGAGTATATTCAGAAAATCGTCAAAGCACAGGATGATGCGACACTTATTGCATTATTCAAAGACCTTATTCTTAAGGCATATGGCGAGAAGAGTGCAGACGGTAAGCATTTCAAGAAATCAGAAGAACTGAGAGATGAATTCATGAGCAGCGCCGCTTTTCCAGAATTATTCATGGAGTTAGCAACAGATGCAGATTCAGCATCTAAATTCATTAATGGAATTATTCCTGCCGACCTCGCAGCTGAAGCAGCTAAAGAAGCAGCGAAAAGTGGACTTCTGCCAGTATCATAAAAACACAAAGTAGGTGACAACAGATATGCTCACGATAGAAATTCCAGAGCAGGTGGATGAATGCTGGGATGAAGAAAATGATGAGTTTTTATATACAACAATTGCACTACCAGAAACTATTACATTGGAGCATTCCTTAGTCGCTATTTCATTGTGGGAGTCAAAATGGAATAAACCATTTCTTGATTCTAAAGAAAAAACAGATGAAGAGTTCTTGGATTATATAAAATGCATGACTCTAACTCCTGTATCCGATGATGTAATGAAGAGATTAACAACTCAAAATATTAAACAGATAATAGATTATATACAAGCTCCGATGACCGCAACAACTTTTGCCGATGATAAGAAACATCATCTTAGCAAAGATATTGTTACTTCGGAGCTTATCTATTATTGGATGGTTGAATTACACATTCCACCAGAATTCGAGAGATGGCATATAAAACGACTACTCACTTTGATTAGAATTTGCGAAGTAAAACAGGCACCTGCTAAGAAAATGAGTCAGAAAGAAACAATGGCTCAATACGCAGCTTTAAACAATGCACGTAGAAAGAAATATCATTCACGGGGTTAACTTTAATCCCGGAAAGGAGAACATATGGGAACATATAACATTCATGCTGGTCACTCATTGATTTGCCGAGGCGCAAGTAAGTATCTCGATGAAGTAAATGAAGACCGACAGGTAAAAGACAAGGTAATTTCACTTCTTCGCGAAGCTGGAAATACCGTATATGATTGCACAGATTCTGATGGGACTACTCAGAAAGAGAATTTGAGTAATATTGTAAAAAAGTGTAACAGTCACACAGTTGACTTAGATGTAAGTATTCATTTGAATTCAGCACAGACACCAGACACTGGAACCGGTGTTGAGGTTTGGGTGTATAGCGAAGAAAATTCTGAAGTTGCATCAAGAATCGCTGACGAAGTATCAAAAGCACTTGGACTTACAAATCGTGGTGTAAAAGAATCTACGAATCTGTATGTATTAAAGCATACTAAGGCTAAGGCAGTGTTGGTTGAGTGTTGCTTTGTAGATTCACAGAAAGATGCGGCAGCATGGAATACCGACAAATGTGCAAGAGCAATTGTTAACGGTATTCTTGGTACGGTTGACGAGGTACAGGACGTAAAAGTAGTTCAGAGTACATATCCGCCTAAAGGTGAAACATGCAAATCGTCAAAGAGCAATGCGAACTTCGAAGTTCGTGTAAACATTCCAAATTTAAGAATTCGTAAGGGACCCGGAACAAATACCGCATGGACAGGTAAGTACACCAAAAAAGGAGTATTTACAATTGTTGAGGTTTCAGAAGGAGTCGGTTCTGTTAAAGGCTGGGGACGACTGAAATCTAATGCTGGTTGGATTTCCTTAGACCACGTTACACGATTGTAAGGAGAAACATATGATACGTCTCACGCAGAAAGGTGATTTTTCGAAATTGAATCGTTATCTTGAACGAGTTAAAGAAGTTGTGAAAATTGGCGACCTCAATAAATACGGTCGTCAGGGTGTTGAAGCTCTTAAGGCAGCAACGCCAGTTGATTCTGGAGAAACGGCTAACTCGTGGTATTACGAGATAAAACGTCAAAATGGAGTCGTGTCAATAGAGTTTAATAACTCTCATATTAATAAAGGAGTTCCTATAGCCATAATTCTCCAGTATGGTCATGGAACTAACAATGGAGGTTGGGTAGAAGGAAGAGATTATATTAATCCTGTTATCCAACCTTTATTTGACAAAATTGCAGAAGATGCCTGGAAGGAGGTTGTTAAGATATGAGCAAAGTGGTTGACGAACGAGTTGTAGAAATGCGGTTCGACAATGACAAATTTGAAAAGAATGTCAAAACAACAATGTCAACACTCGACAAGTTTAAAGAAAAATTGAAATTTTCGGGTGCGTCCAAAGGGTTTGAAGAAATAAATACTGCTGCTAACAAAGTTTCGTTCAATAAACTTGAACAAAGCATAAATGCGATACAGAATAGATTTTCTACAATGGGTATTGTTGGAATGCGTGTTATTGAAAATCTTACTGATAAAGCTATGATGTTCGTTTCAAAAATTCGTAGTTTCGCTACTGATGGAATCGTATCTGGCGGTATTCGAAGAGCTACAAATTTGGAAAATGCACGGTTTCAATTACAGGGGTTATTGAATGATGCTGAAGCTGTAGAAGCTGTTATGCAGAATGTGAATGACGCCGTTCATGGAACAGCATATAGTTTGGATGCAGCGGCAACAGTTGCATCTCAGTTAGCCGCATCCGGAATGAAAGCCGGAGATGAAATGTTTTCGGCATTACGAGGTGTTGCTGGTGTAGCAGCAATGACAAACAGTAGTTATGAAGACATTGGTCGAATATATACACAGGTAGCCGGTCAGGGTAAATTGATGGGCGACCAGTTACTTCAGTTGTCTGGTAGAGGTATGAATGCTGCGGCAACTTTAGCTAAATATTTGAATAAGTCAGAAGCTGAAGTTCGTGAAATGACAAGCAAAGGCGAAATTGATTTCAAAACTTTTGCGTCTGCAATGGATGACGCTTTTGGAGAACATGCTCATAAGGCTAATGATACTTTTAATGGCTCGATGGCGAATGTAAAATCTGCTTTAGCAAGAATTGGTGCGTTATTTGCAACGCCATTAATAAAATCAAAGGGACCATTAGTATTGTTTTTCAATGCTGTAATGGAAAAAGTAGATGCGGCACAGAAAGCACTTGTTCCTGTCGCCGAAACAGTTACAACATGGTTGTCCAAAATTATCGACAAAGGAACAGAACTTGTAAAAAAAATTGATTTACAGGGATGGATTGATAAGTTTAAAAAACTTGGACAGAACAATCCGTTTTCAGATTTAGCTAAGCGAATCGATGAGGTTACACAGCCAGCACAAAAAGCAGCTGAAGCGGTGCAGGATTTTAGTGATGTTGTTGATAAAGTTATAAACGGTGATTTTGGTAATGGTGAAGCACGATTTAAAGCGCTGACCGAAGCCGGATATGATTGGGCTCATATACAGAATCTTGTAAATGAGAAACTTGGTGATAGCACACGACACACCACTGATTTCAAAGAATCACAGGAAGATTTGAATAAAGAGCAGGCTACTACAATAGACCAGTTACTTGAAATGTCAGATGCACAGCTTACGGCAATTGGCTTTACTGATGACGAAGTAAAAGCTTTTCGGGAATTAGAAGAGCAGTCGAAGAAAACGGGTATTCCAATAAAAGATTTAATCGAAGATACGAGTAAACTTAGTTCGAAATCATTATTACTCGATTCTTTTCGGAATATTGGAGAAAGTATTGTCAACGTTTTCAAAGCAATTGGCGAAGCTTGGAAAGAAGCTTTTGATGGCAACAATGTCAATATTTTATACGACATCATTGCTGGTTTTCATAAAGCCACAACTTGGATGAGTATATCAGATGAAGATGCTGATAAGTTAAAGCGAACATTTAAAGGTTTGTTTGCATTATTAGACATAGTATCAACTATTGTCGGTGGTGGATTGAAATTAGCTTTTAAGGTTTTAGCAGCTATACTTGATGCTTTTGACATAAGCGTTTTGGATTTGACTGCTGGAATCGGAGATTTGCTGGTAAAATTCAGAGACTTTTTATTTAGCAATGATTTGATTACCAAAGGTTTTGATAAACTGGCTTCTGGGGTCAAAATGGTTATCGGAGCAATCAAAGATTTGATAGATGCGTTTCTTGGAATACCAAAAGTGCAGGAAGCAATTGAAAATCTTAAGAATATTGACCTAACTGAAGTTGGCAAAAATATTTTAGCCGGTCTGAAGAATGGTTTGGAGGGTGGTATTACTTCTATACCAAAGATTTTAGTTAAGATTGGACAAGGTATTATCACAGCCATTAAAGACGTTCTTGGCATTCATTCTCCATCAACAGTTATGACCGAAATTGGCGAGTATACAATGGAAGGATATCATAACGGATTAACAAATGGTCTTAGCGGTATATTGGAATTTATAAAAGGTCTTGGGGCTAGCATTATTCAATGGTTTCAGGATATGAACTGGGGTAAAGTTATAGCACTGAGTATAAGTTCTATATTGCTTGTCATGGTAAAGAATCTTTCCAAATCAATTATGAATGTTACAGAGTTGTTCTCTGGAGCTGGTTCTGTATTGGAAGGGGTAGGTTCGGTACTTTCAAGCGTTAGTACAGTTATATCAAAGGCGGCAAAACCTATTGCTAAAATACTCAAGAATGTTGCTAAAGTAGTAAAAGCTTTTGCAAATGTATTAAATGCGCAGGCTTTTAAGTTGAGAGCTGAAGGCGTAAAAGACCTTGCATTATCATTATTGGCATTGGCTGGCGCAGTATATATACTGGCTCAGTTAGATACCGGTAAATTATGGAGCTCTGTTGGAGCGTTATTTGTGCTATCATTGATATTAGCTGCATTAGCAATTGGCGTAAGCAAGATATCAGAATCGTCAATGTCTATTGATAAACATAGTATAAATATCAAAGGTATAAAAACTTGTCTTCTTTCTATCGGTGTAGCTCTTTTATTAATGGCAGCAACTGTAAAAATAATTGGTTCAATGGACCCTGACCAGTGTACACAAGGATTTTTTGGGTTAGCTGGTATGGTTGGCGCTATTATATTAGTTGTAGCAGCATTTGGAAAACTTGTTGACGAGAAACAGGCTAAGAACATCGATAAAGTCGGCAAGATGATGCGAAAAATGGCAGTATCGATGTTGATTATGGCTGTTGTTTTAAAAGTTATAGGTTCTATGTCAATAGACCAGTATCAGCAGGGATGTTTGGGCTTAGTTGCTATGGCTGGGGTTATGACTTTAATGATAGTTGCATTTGGAGAACTTGTCGATGAGAAAAAAGCTGCAAATATCGATAAGGTCGGCAAAATGCTACTTGAACTTTCTGCGGCTATGATTCTTATGGCGGTTGTTGTGAAAATTGCAGGTACGTTTAGTACCAGAGAAATGATAAAAGGAGTCGGCTTTGCAGTTGCTTTTTTGGGATTTCTTGCACTTGTAATGTTAATTTCTAAAATTGACGGAAAAGAAATGACAAAAGTCGGAACAAATTTGTTGAAAATTAGTTTCGCTATGCTATTACTTGCTGGCGTTGTTAAAGTTGTAAGTATGTTATCGCCTCAGGAAATGGTAAAAGGCGGCATATTTGCAGTTGCCTTTATAACGTTTTTAGCAGCACTTATGGCGGTTACAAATTTATTTGGTGGCGGTAAACTTGAAAAAGTTGGAACATCTATTTTGGCAATATCTGTAGCTATTGGTATTATGGCTGGTGTATGTATTCTTTTAGGAATGATTGATATTGCCAATTTAGCAAAAGGTGTTATTGCAGTCGGAATACTTGGTGCAATGCTAGCACTAATGATACGTGCGACGAAAGACGCAAAACAATGTATGGGTAATATTATTGCTATGGGTGTGGTTATTGCTATTATGGCTACAGCAGTAGCGGCGTTATCATTTATTGCACCGGAAAAACTTGTTGCTCCAGTGGCAGCATTATCTGTATTAATGGGAATGTTTGCGATTGTTGAAAAAGCTGGAAGTAATATTCAAAAAGCAACAGGCACGATGGTTGCCATGGCAGTTATAGTTGGAATACTGTCGGCTGCGTTATGCATATTAGCAACACTGCCATCTGATAGTGTTATGGCATCAGCGGCGTCTATTGCGTTGGTGATGGGAAGTCTTGCAGTAGCATTAAAAATCATAAGTAGTTGTAAAAAAGTAGCCACATCGGCAATGGTAGCACTCGGAATACTTACATTCATCGTAGGCATTTTGGGTGTTATTTTATACGCGTTAGGAGAGATTGATGCCACAGCAACATTAGCAAATGCTGCTGCATTATCAGTGCTTATTACTTCTTTGTCAGCATCTTTGGCTATAATTAGTAAAGTTCCAGTGACAGGAGCAATAGAGGGTGCTGTCGGATTAGCTGCATTTATTGGCATCATGGCTGCTGTATTAGCGGTACTTGGCGGGCTTGCTCAAATACCTGGTCTTCAGGATATAATTGCTGATGGCGGAGAACTACTTGCAACCATCGGATATGCACTCGGTAAGTTTGTCGGAAGTATAGTTGGTGGATTTACTGCTGGAGTGTCATCTGGATTACCAGAAATAGGTACAAATTTATCGTCATTCATGTTGAATGTAACACCGTTTCTTGTTGGTATGAACATGGTTGACGGTGACAATTTGCTTAAGGGCGTTGGAGCATTGACAGCTGCTGTTATTATGCTTACTGCGGCTGAATTAATATCCGCCATTGCATCCTTTATATCTCAGGGGTCTTCATTTGCTGATTTGGGAAAAGAGTTATCGTCATTTATGCTGAATGCTACGCCATTTATAGTCGGGGCATCTATGCTGACCGAAGATATGATGAATGGCGTAAAAACATTAGCCGAAACAATACTTATTCTTACAGCGGCAGATGTTCTCAACGGTGTAACTTCGTGGTTAACCGGTGGTTCTTCACTTACTGAATTTGCACAGCAGTTAATTCCTTTTGGAGTCGCATTGTCTGCATTTTCGGCGGTAGTATCCGGTAATGTTGACGAGGAAGCTGTTTCTGCCGCCGCCAATTGTGGAAAGTTATTGACTGAAATGGCAGACTCAATACCAAATAGCGGTGGACTTGCTGGATTCTTCGCAGGTGAGAATGACATTGACGATTTTGCAAAGAAATTGATTCCATTTGGTGTTGCAATTGTGATATTCTCGTCGATTGTATCAGGTCACGTTGACGAAGAGGCAGTGAGAGCTGCCGCTAATGCCGGTCAGATGATGTCTGATATGGCAGATACGATTCCAAATTCCGGTGGTTTAGTTGAATTTTTTACTGGTGGAAACGATATCGACGACTTTGGACGAAAGATGCTTTCTTTTGGTAAGAGCATTGCAATATTTTCAACAGTTGTATCTGGTCATGTTAGCGAAGAAGCTGTTGCCGCAGCGGCAAACGCTGGTCAAATGATGGTTGATTTGTCAGATACAATTCCAAACTCTGGTGGTTTAGTTGAATTTTTTACTGGTGGAAATGATATCGACGACTTTGGCAAAAAAATTGCAGTCTTCGGATTGTCATTATGTAGATTTTCAGAATGCGTTAAAGATATAAGTTCGGATGATGTTACTACTGCCAAAAACTGTGGCGATATGATGGTCGAACTCAACAATGCAATTCCAGAAACCGGAGGTATTAAGAGTTTATGGTCTGGAGAGAGTAACCTTGCATCCTTTGGGTCAAATATTGCTGCATTTGGAACTGCAATGGCAAGTTTCTCTGAAAGCGTATCTGGCAATATAGACGAGGATGCGGCACAGTCTGCAATCAACGTTGCCATGAAATTAAATGATTTGGCACCTACGTTACAGGATACAGACTATAGCGGTTATGGTCTTCTGAATAAAGCAATGGCTGACGACATCAGCAAATTTGCTATGTCACTTGTGCTATTCTCAAACTCATTAGAGCAGAATCTTGATTCGGATGCAATCACATCAGCAACAGATGCGTGTATGTCCTTTGTTGATATGACAAATGAAGTCGCAAATGTCGATTTCGACGTATTAAGTAATTTCGCTGATACATTAAACGATTTGGCTGATGATATGTCCAGTATCGACGTAAGTGGTATGTCAACTTTTGGAGAAAAGCTTGGTGAGATTGGAACGACTGGAGTTGATAAACTTATCAATGCGTTTAAAGAAGCTGGTCCAAAAGCATCCGAAGCCGGAAAAGCAATAATCCAGGGACTTGGTACTGGGGTCAAACAGGCTAGTGGATTATTTGTTAATTCAGTAAAAGGTATTGTTACCCAGTTCGTTTCCACACTACGGTCTGCACAAGGTGAATTTATGGCTAGCGGTTCTACAATGATGACCAATCTTACTATGGGTATCACGTCAAAGAAATCTACAGTAGAGAACGGTATTAAATCAACGGTCGAAGCAGCAAGTAATTCCGTTAGAGAATATTATACGCTGTTTTCTAGTGCTGGTGCATTTCTTGTTAGTGGTTTCGCAAAGGGAATCTATGATAATAGGGATGTTGCAAAGAAAGCGGCAAAAGCGATGGCTCAGTCAGCATACAATGCTGCTAAGAAAGAACTTGACATAAATTCTCCATCCAAAAAGTTTGAATATCTTGCACAGTTTGTTCCAGCAGGATTTGCAAATGGAATCGTTAAGTACGGCAATGTTGTATCTGAAGCTACAACGTATATGGGTAGACTTGCTATGTCTGGTGCTGAAAAGACATTATCTGACATGACAAGTATTATTAACGACGATATTGATACTCAGCCAACGATTCGACCAGTTCTTGATTTAACAAACGTCAAGAAAGAGGCAGGTTACATCAGTGGATTATTCAATAGCAGTGCGTCAGTAGGAGTAGATGCTGAACTCAGTTCAATATCTACAATGATGAATCGTAATCGTCAAAATGGAGTAAACGACGATGTTGTCGGTGCTATAAACAAGCTTCGCAAAGATGTTAACGGAATCAGTAAGCCAACCTACAATGTTGGTAATGTTACGTATGATGATGGAAGTAACGTTAGCGATGCTGTAGAAACACTTATAAGAGCAATCGTAGTAGATGGGAGGTCGTAGTAATGCCTGAAGCATATAATTTGTCTATCAAACGACAAAGTGGAGATGGCGGAAGCCATTATGCAACATGGGAGTTTAATGAAATGACTGATATTACGGTTACAACCGGAACAGGTATAACTATCGGCTCCCTTGTTACAATTAAACCCGGAGCTACCTATTACAATGGTACCCATATACCAAATTGGGTTATGGCAGACCAGTGGTATGTATCATCTATGAGCGGAGATAGAGTTGTTCTTGGGCGAAACCCAAGTGGAACTCATAATATTCGAAGTCCAATCAATATTGCATACTTGAACGGTGGTTCAACCACAACCACAACTCAGTCTTTAAATACTTTAGATCATTATGCCGTTTACTGGTACTACGATACTGGTGACGGCATTTGGTTTAAGGGAAGTTCTGGAGATACCAACGATAAGATATCAATGTATAGCGCTCCAAGTAATGCCATTCGTATTAAATGTACCGTTTTACCTATTGCCAAAACACGTCAGGTTAACGGTACTGATATGGCATACTGGGTTAGTGGAGGAACAACAGTCGAGTATTCTATTGATGCTGACCCACCGGAGAATATTGCGACTCCATCTGTAGAAATTGACAAGTATAAACTCACAGCAACTATTGAAAATATTTCAGACCCAAGAACTGATGAGGTTAAGTTTGAGATATATAATGGCGTTCAGTTGGTGAATACCGGAGTTGTAACAGTATTAGCTTGTCGTGCTACTTATACTTGTAATGTTGCTGCCGGTGGAGAGTATCGAGTTCGTGCTGCGGCTATTAACATTAATAGCGGATACGGAATCAGTAAAGACGGAATTGACAATCGAACACGAATCTACGGTAAATGGTCTGATTTCTCGTCTGTTGTAAAATCAATTCCAGCGACGCCAGCAGGAATAACTGTCTGTAAGGCAAGTTCAAAAACATCTGTTCATTTGGAATGGTCAGCAGTAGCAAGTGCTACCAGTTATGATATTGAATACACTACAAAGAAAGAGTATTTCGATGGTTCTGACCAGACAACGACAGTAACAGGAATAAAATTTACGCATTACGAGAAGACAGGATTAGAAACCGGTAATCAATACTTCTTCCGAATTAGAGCTGTTAATGAAAAAGGTGAGTCCGGTTGGTCTGGTATTTCTGCTGTAATTCTTGGAAAAGACCCCGCAGCACCTACCACATGGTCATCAACGACCACAGCAATTACGGGAGAGCCGTTGACTTTGTATTGGGTTCATAATTCTGAAGATGGTTCTAGTCAGACATATGCGCAGTTAGAGATAACTATTAATGGAAAGAAATCATCTTACACCATTAAGAATACTAATGATGAAGATACGAAGGATAAAACCAGTTCCTATCCAATTGATACTTCAAAGTACACGGAGGGAACCACAATAAAGTGGCGTGTTAGAACAGCAGGAGTAACAAACACATATGGTAAATGGTCAATTGTTCGTACAATAGACATTTATGCCCCAGCAACGTTATCGTTAGCGATGAACGATTCTGATGGAGCAGCTATTGACGTACTGACAGGTTTCCCGTTCTATGTAACTGCGTTGGCTGGACCAAAGACACAGTCACCGTTAAGTTATCATCTTACAATCCTATCAAATCAGGTTTATCAGACAATTGACCAGGTCGGAACCGTCAAAATGGTTAATCAAGGCGAAGAAGTGTATTCGAAGTATTTTGATACTACAGAATCTTTGGTAGCTGAAATCTCAGCAAGCAGTGTGGATTTGAAAAATGGTATGAGTTATATCATGAAGTGCGTTGTGGCTATGAATTCTGGACTGACCGCAGAAGCGTCATTAACTTTTTCGGTTAGCTGGACGGAAACAACATACGAGCCAAACGCTGAGATAGGAATAGACCCGGCAACATACTCGGCTTATATTAGACCATATTGTTTAGGCTCTGATGGTTTATTGGCTTCTGGTGTAAAACTTGCTGTTTATCGTCGAGAATTTGATGGTAGCTTTGTTGAAATTGGTTCTGAGATTGAGAACGGAAGAAATGTTCACGTAACTGACCCGCATCCGGCATTAGATTATGCTAGATATAGAATAGTTGCAACAGAAGAGGCAACTGGTGCCGTTAGTTATTATGACCCACCAGGCTATCCAGTTCTTGGAAGTGAAATTGTAGTCCAGTGGGACGAGGAATGGTCGGTATTTGATACGTCAAATAGTGATGAGATGGAAGAGCCGGCTTGGGCTGGTTCGTTGCTAACTCTTCCTTATAATATAGATATCTCGGATAGTAATTCTCCGGACGTCGAACTAATCGAATACGAGGGGCGTTCTAATCCGGTTAGCTATTATGGAACACAAAAAGGATTTACTTCAACTTGGAATGTAGATGTTGTAAAAAACGATAAAGATACTTTATATGGTTTACGACGTTTACAACAGTGGATGGGTGATGTCTATGTTAGAGAACCATCAGGAAGTGGTTACTGGGCAAACATCAAAGTTTCATTTAGTCGTAAGCATGGCGAGTTGGTAATGCCGGTAACATTGAATGTCACAAGAGTGGAAGGAGAGATGTAATATGCCAGATTGGACTAAATCAATGGAACAAACATTTGAGTATTACATTGTTGACCCTTCCACCTGGAGGGACAAAGTAAAGCTCGACAACGTAAAAAAAGCATCTGTAGTAAGGGATTCAACAGTTGATACTTTGGGGTCCGCTTCATTTACTATGATGAATACAGTTGGCGAATGTTATGTTCGTGAGTATTTAGTTGTAAAGCAGAATGGACTTAAGGAACGAATCCCTTTGGGAACGCATCTTATTCAGACACCATCGTCAGAATTTGATGGTAAAGTTCGAAGTGCAACTATAGATGCTTATACGCCGTTGTTGGAATTGAAGGAGAATCCTCCGCCTTTGGGCTATGCGTCTTTAACTGGCGAAAATATAACTCAGAGTGCAGAGATGATTGCTCGTGAACATGCAAGAGCACCAATTGTCGGAGCGGATAGTTCAGAGAAACTTTATACTGACTTCGTAGCAAATTCGGATGATTCATGGCTGACGTACATACGCGATTTACTTACAAATGCCAATTATGAATTAGAACTTGACGAAATGGGACGTATATTGTTTGCTCCACAGCAGGATATTGCTTCATTACAACCAGTGATGACATATTCCGATGATAATAGCTCATTGTTGTATCCTGAGATAACTACAAAACATGATTTGTATGGTGTGCCTAATGTTGTGGAAGTAGTATATTCAAAAACCGGTAGTTATTATTATGCAAGAGTCGTAAATGATGATGTCAATAGTCCAACATCAACAGTTAATCGTGGACGTGAAATCATCAAACGAGTAACCGACTTAGGATTACCAGGAGAACCTACAGAAGCACAAGTTAAAGAGTATGCAGAATTGTTACTTCGAAATTTGTCCTCAATAGAGTACACGGCATCGTATACACATGGTTATTGCGGAACACGAGTTGGTGATTGTGTTCGTTTGAATTATGAACGAGCAGGTCTTGTAGACATAAAAGCAAAAATCGTAAGTCAGACAATTAAATGTGAACCTGGATGTCCTGTAAGTGAACGGGCTGTTTATACAGTAAAGTTATGGAGGTGATGATATGGGCTTGTCTTCGGAGTTAGCGTCTCAGTTTGCTAAAATAGTAAATCAGACGAATACTAATGATTCGAAAGAAACGACAGTTTATGGCACTGCCGTTAAATTCAACGGGAAAATGTACGTAAAGATTGATGGCTCGGACAGAATGACCCCTATTACATCGACTGTAGATGTACGAGAGGGCGAGCGTGTTACTGTCCTTATTAAGAATCATCAGGCGGTTACAACCGGCAATACGTCTTCTCCAGCTGCGCGAACAGGTGACGTAAAAGACAATACGCAAAAAATAGAAGATGCCAGTAAGCAAATAACTGAACTTGGAACACTTATCGCTGACAAAGCAAGCATTAAAGAGTTAGAAGCTGATGAGGCTAGAATTAAGGACTTAGAGGCTGCTAATGTAACGATAACTGGCGAGTTAGAAGCACAGAGAGCTAATATTAGTAGCTTAACGGCTGATAATGTAAATATTAATAAATCATTGACCGCTGCTAATGCATCTATTGAGAATTTAAAAACAAACAAATTGGATGTTGAAGTTGCTGATTTGAAGTTTGCGACGATTGATTCATTAAAGGCTACAAATATTAGTGTTAGACAGTTGACTTCCGACTTCGGTGATTTCAAAAAGTTAAGCACAGAATCATTCAATGCAAATAATGCTGCTATCAAATCGTTACAGACGGATAAGCTCAATACAAAAGATGCGGAAGTTACTTATGCGAACATAGACTTTGCTAATATCGGTGATGCTGCTATTGAGAAGTTTTATGCAAAATCTGGTATTATCAAAGATTTGGTTATTGGAAATGAGACTGTCACCGGAGAATTGGTGGGTATTACAATCACTGGTGATTTGATAAAAGCCAATACAATAGTCGCTGATAAGTTTGTTCTGAAAGGTCAAAATGGATTATTTTATCGATTAAATACCGATGGAGTAAGCGTTGAAGCAGACCAGACCGATGAAAATTCATTGAATGGAAAAGTAATTTTGGCAAAATCGGTAACAGCTGATAAAGTGATGGTTACTGATTTAGTTGCTTTTGGTGCTACCATTGCCGGATTCAACATTACAGATAACTCAATATATTCCGGAGTAAAAGAGTCTGTCAATAACAACACGAGAGGTATTTACCTGGATAAAGATGGACAGATTGCATTCGGTGATAGTAATAATTATGTAAAATACTACAAGGATACAGATAATACTTACAAACTTAAGATTTCTGCTGGTAGTATTATTATGAGTGCAACCGGTAAGACCGTGGAGGATGCTATTAACGGCGTTGAGACGAAACTTAATGAAATGGATATCCCTGACGACGTGGTCACAAAAGCTGACCTGATAGACGATATCAATTCTGAGTTGAAAATTGACGGTAAGAGCATATCACTTACGACAGGACATTTTGTAATTAATTCAAAGAATTTCAGTTTGGATGCGGCAGGTAATGCGTCGTTCTCTGGAACAATCACTGGCTCATCTGGCGAGTTTACAAAAGGGTTTTATGTTAATATTTTGGATTCGATAACAACTGGCGACGTCGATTCGTCATGGCGATTTAAAATTTCAAAAGGAAATATGTTTATTGGACGATATATTCCTCGAGAATACCTCGAAGACCCACCGTTTGACAAGTATCAGGCATCTATTGAACTTACAAATTCAGAAGTAATTGTGGATGGTGGTTCACGCATATTACTCGAGTCTAATGGATTGTTTATTGACGTTAACTATATGGAACCGTATATAAAATTAAAACATAACGATAACGGCATCACGATTGGTGCATCTCAAATATCACAATCGAAAACACAGTTTACTGGAGACGTAAACGCCACAGGATACACGGTTACAGCTACGAATCTAACAGCAAAATCAAAATTATCTGTTAGCGGAAATAGTTATTTTGGTGGCTCCGGTACTTTTGGCGGCGGTCTTAGTGTACCATGTATCGAAATGATATATTCGACCCCATATATAGATTTCCATTATAACAAGTCAAAAGCTGATTATACGAGCCGCTTTATCGATTATGGAGGAAACTTCACTTATTATACAAACAGCGGAATTCATCAATTCTGCAATATCGACGGTAGTCAAGTAGCAAGGATTCAATCTAACGGTACTTTTGGTGCCGCTACCGGAGGAACAGCTATTGTCGGAAGTGCTATATATTGTCAAACAACATGGAGCGGTGGAGCGTATACAGCAGTATATGGGGCTTCATTTACGAACCCTTCATCACGATTGGTTAAGGAAAACATTGCTGATATGACAGACGATGAAGCTATGAAAATTCTTCAATTAACGCCAGTCGATTTCGATTACATCGAAGCATACGGTGGTGAAAAGAATCAACATGGACTCATCGCAGAAGACACCATTGACATTATACCGTCTTGCGTTACTGTCCCTGATGGATATTCAGAAGATAATTTTGATGTAGACAATGGGATTAGAAACGAAGTATTGGCAATCGACTACTCAAAACTCGTGCCTTATCTGGTCAAAATGGTTCAAATACAGCAAAAACAAATAGATAAATTATTATCTACGCAACAGAAAGGAGAATAAACATGAAAAAATTAAAAGTAACAGTCGGTGAATTATATAACATCGAACAGTCAATTTTAGCAGCAGACGTTATGAAGATGATGTTTTCTCGTAAGGGAAGTCTTTGCTTACTTAGAAATATGAAGAAAATGGAATCTGAGCTGGAGGAATTCAAATCCAAGAGAACAGAACTCATCAAAGAATATTCTAATGGTAACGACAGCATTAGCCCGGAATCAGAACGTTGGGGCGAATTTGTTACAGCATACAATGAATTAGCATCCGTGGAAGTATCTGTAGAAATCAACACGATTGCGATTGATGATTTACCAGAACAGATAACTCCAGTTGTTTGTGGCTTATTAGAGTGTATGATTAATGATTCAGAAGAAGAGAAGGAGGATTAATTATGTTTGATATTACATCATTATTTTCAAAATACTTTGTGTTAGTTGTGTTTGTGGCTTGCGGAATTCTTGGATATGTGATTAAGCACGCAACATTCCTGAAAAAGATTCCGAATGACGACATTCCGGTAATTCTTGCAATTGTCGGTCTTATCCTGAATTTGTTCGTAAGTGGATTCTCACTCGAAGCAGGTGTTTGGGGTTCATTAATGGGTTTGGCATCTACAGGAATGCATCAGGCTATTTCACGATTTATAGACAGCTATTGGCAGAATAAAACAGAATGAGGGATGACTTATGGACAATATTCAGTTCTTAGGTTATCTGATTAGTGCAATTATAACTCTTGGTGGCTTTATAGCTGTCATTATGAAGTTTATTCAGCCGATAAATGATTTGAGGATAGTCATTCAGAAGTTGAACGATACAATTGATGCACTCAAAGAGGATAACCTTTCTCAGAATAAAAGAATCGAAAAACATGGAGTACAGATTGATGACTTAAATAATCGAGTTGGTAGAATTGAAACCAAAATCGACATGCATCAGGAGTAGTCTACATAAGGGGGTGATAATAACATCCCCTTTTCTTTTTTCGCATAATTTACAATTACTTTAATGAGAAAAAGGTAACTATTAGATGACTAATGGCTATGGGTTTGTATTACCTATCCAGGTGGGAGGCATGAAATAGGGCTGACAGTTTGATAGCAATATACACTTTTTCTTTTATTTTTGCTTATTATAATATAGAAGAAAGGGGTACCATTGTATAGTACCCCTTAAAATTTGAAACGTTGTAATAAAACGTACGTTGTAGCAGTTTATTTGACACTTATTTGACCATTTACGTCATGTAAAATGCCGGAAACCAGCTATTTACTGGACTTATAAATCTCAATCAGCTTCTGTTGAGGAAGCAGCAAAAGCTGGTAAGTTCTAAATAGAAAGCTTGATTTTATAGGCTTATTGGAGAGTCTTTGGAGAAATCTGAAGGCTCTCTATTTTTATGTCTGCCAAGTCTACGTGTTAACCCCAAGCAAAAGTCTACGAGAAGTCTACAGAATTTTTTCTTGTAGACTTTGAGTGTGTGCGCCTAGCGGCGCACGTTTCTAACGGGTTAAAGTCCCGAATCCACCCGGTAGTGGGAAGGATATAGCCGAAGGCAAGGGTGTCCATCGTGAGGTGGAATCTGAAGGAAGCTGGATGTGAGGAAAATACTAACTCACGGGCAAATCTCTGGTCTGACGGACAGAAATCTCATATGAGGTTATGCATGAGGGTAAGGTTGCACGCCAAATCGAAGCCCAATAACTACACGGAATCATGCATGATAAATGAGGCAGATGG